ATACATAGTATATGACGGTAGCATTACGATACTGAAACGCAAAAATCAAACCCCGTACCCCAATATTAGACGCATTTTGCGCATACTTTTTAGCTTTTTGGTAACTGCTTGTAGTTCAGCAGCTTAGGTACGTTAACTTATAGTCGAGCATTAACTGAATCTTGTAACGTGTTATATCTCAAGTAGTGACAATACCACACCTATAATACATACATGCCGAAGAATACCCTCATACGGGCTTACACTTTATTAGACTAACCTTATTACAATTGTTAGGCAAGACTAACAATTGCTCATACAACATAAACGGCAAAACTCCAAATCTATTTTAATCTTTTAACATATTTTAACACCGACGCATTTTAAGCCGTTTTAAGCGACTTTATACCCTCGCTAGTACCTTACCCTTACTTTTCTGAGAAGTGCTAACTAACTGAAAATCAACGAGTTACCTTGTTAACGAATGTTAATTTTATGCTAAGTAGCTAACATTCAATAAGTTAAGGCTGTCTACCTCAACCATTAATTCAACCCTCTCGTGTGCGTGTGTACGTACGTGCGCAGGATTCCATATAGCAGAAAATAGAGATAGGGCTAAATGTTAAAAAGTGTTAACAAATGTTAAAAGCCTTGCATACAAGATTTAATTTTATGAATCTTTACACCAACAAACAAAACGAGATGAAAACACTAGGAACCATAAATGCTCACAACCCTAAACGAGCGCAACAAGATAAGCGATACCGCAGAGAATACTCAGGTAAGACTTTCAGCAGCACGAAAGGGCAACGAGTGAACCGATACAAGAAAAAAACCGATGAACTAGAGCATAAATACGGGTACTCAATAGACCGAAGCAGAAACCGCCACAACGAGCGGAAGCAAGCACGACTAAACAGAGCCTAAAAACGTCCGCACTACGGATCTAACATATGAGCGCACCGCAACACGTGCGCAGGTGGAGCCACACCTAAATCAATGAGCGGGTAAAGGCTAAAGCCGTGCCCTAAATTTTGATAACTAAAAACAAACCTTTTAAATAAATATAATCATGGATAAGATTCTAAAAACCAACGTAACAAAAGTAAAAGACCTCAATAAGAAAGCTGATAGAGGAAGCCTCGACAGCTTCAGGCTGATTCTAAAAGTAGCTGACCTTTGCAGTCAAGGTTATGACTACTGGAAGACTAACAAGAAAGAGTTAGGTATGAAACGCGAGGATCTGCTCAAGGCATACGGATACAAGAAAACGTACTTCAACCAACTTGTAAACGTGGCGCAAATCGACAAGGAGAAAGTAAAAGAGTACATCAAACAAGAAAAAGAAATGTACTCAGTGCCGAAGCTAATCAAGTTCGTAAAGCCTGAGAAAGAAGAAGAGAAAGTAAAAATACTTTATCAAGTGCAGGAACTCACAACTGGCGCAAAGATGACTATAGACGAGGGTTACAATATCGAACTCAAGAAGTGTGACAACGCCACAATGCTCGGAACATTAGACTTTATCATAAGTCAACTAGAAGAGCAACGAGACAAGCTGTTACCTACTATCGAACTAAGCGAAGCGGTAGACGGCTTAACATATATTAACACACATCACTACGAAATGTCCGCACTGCGGACGTTTCTTTGTGGTGTAATTCAAACCTATATACAATGAAACAATTCGAAGAACTTTACGACTATCTAGTAGACTACGGAGTAGCTACTGAAGACGAAATCAGCCTAGTATGCTCTATCAATGGGAGTAGTGTTGACACACTAAATAGCATCCTTTACTCTAGAGTAGGGTATAGAAGCCTTGAGCAATGGATGGAAATGGAACTAAACGAAGTTTAAAACAAAGCAACATGCCTATAATTCAACACGACTACATGACTGCAATAAGTCAAATCAGAGTGGTAGAAACTATGCTCAACGAGCTAGGTGCCGACGAGCACGAGAAGCGCAAAGAACTAGAAGACACGCTTCGCTACTGGAAAAATATCGCTAAATAATACACAATGAATATATATGAGAAAGCTGTCCTACAGCTACACAATGAGGGACTTAAATCTGCACACCTAGCAGGTGGAGAGGGTGACATCGGCGTATACGTTGACGTATGGAACGCTGAAGAACTAGACTACCCTCTAGTCTTAAGACTACACGAAGAAGAAATAAACTACTACGCAAACCAATACGATAAAAACAATGAAACTAAGTAACTACATACCTACAGCCTTCCTTCTTGGAATGGCAATCATGATGAGCATGATGCTTACATCTTGTGCAGTTTACGAATACGGAAATGCACCTAGTTGCGCTGCTTATGCAGAAATAGAAATCACTGAGTAATGACACAGCTAATAACACAAAACATTAAACTCAAAAGGACTTCACGAATCACAGGTCTACGAGTATTCAACTTCGGTATACCTGCCTTCGAGAATGCAGATGGAAAGCGTACCTGCCCATTTGCAGGAAGCTGTGCTAAGTTCTGCTATGCTCAGAAGGGTGCGTACTCATGGAGCAATGTCAAGCCTGCGTTCCAATTCAGATACCTAGCGACTAAGTCGGATGACTTCGTAGAAGATATGGTTGCTGAGTTGACTAAGAAAAAGGTAGATATCCTGAGAGTTCACGATAGCGGTGACTACTACTCAAAAGCATACATAGCTAAATGGATGGAGATAGCTAGGCGAATGCCTGACGTGAGATTCTACTCGTACACAAAGTCCATCCCTCTATTCGTTGGTGTTGACATCCCTGAGAATTACGACATCATCTACAGTGAAGGCGGTACTCGTGACGACATGATAGACTACGCCACAGATCGCCATGCACGAATCTTCGATAGCTATGAAGAACTAGAGAATGCTGGATATGTAAACGCTATGGAGAGCGACCTTAAAGCTACTAAGTGGTTCAACCGAACTAACAAAGTAGGATTAGTAATGCATTAATCGTCCGCACTGCGGACATAAAAACTAAACACAATGAACTACACTGACGAACAAGCCGAAGCTATGTACCTTGATTGGTTTAATAACTTCCTTTCATCTGATGCATGGAGGCAGTACTACCAACTAGGTATGGCTGAAGGAGAAAACATTCTCGATAGAGGCAGAGAATTAAACTACAAAAGAAAACTAAAATAAAATACTAAACACAATGACACAATTCGAACAAGACTTACAACAGCCTTCAGGAATCGAAGGCATTACATACTCACTAGGGTACTTCAACCTCATGCTAGCGAAGCGTGACCTCGCCTTGTGGAAGGAAGGTCAGAAGCCTAACAAGAGCTGGAAGGTTAGAGAGGTGAAAGAATACTTCGGTATCAAAGGCGGTCGTGATAAACTCTATGCAGACATGGTAGAAATGGCATACGACTATCACCCAAACAATTACAAATCACAATACTTATACTCATGAACGATAACAAACTAATAGCAGAATTTATGGGTAGAGATGACGTATACCAAGGAATGTCTGAAGCAAGAGCCAAAAGAATATACAACTACCACACATCATGGGATTGGTTGGTGCCCGTAATAATTAAGATTTCCTCCCTCACAGAAGATGGAGTTAAGATTGAAGATTACGAAACAATCCAAAGTGCGTATCACTTCGTGGTAGAATTTATTAAAGCAAACAAATACCCATTCAACGAAGGCGATGACTACTGGGTTGTCGAAGATGGCAACTTGATGTGGGGGGTTTGGGATGATGCATCAGAGGATATGCACGATGAGAATCCTAATAGGAAATACTTTACAGAAGAAGAAGCAATAGATTATGCAAGAGCATACGGAATTAAATACATTACAAACAATGAGTAAGAAACGTAAAACACAAATCGGATATGAGTCATTCCCATTCGATGACTTCGCTGATATGCTAACGATCAACCCAAGCGAATCACAGAAGCTGTTGCGTAAACTAGCAACGGAAAGTAAAACGAAAACAGAACAAGATGACTAGCGTGTACGTAATAGTAGGTGTGATGGCGGTACTAGCCATATACTTACAGCACCAAGCAAACAAATTAGATGAGCAATAAAGATAAGACTATCAAGAATCAAGCTGATGTCATACGAGATATATGGGGACAGCTTGACACACTAAGAAAAACATTAATACATAACTACCCACAAGTGTGGGCTGAAATAAAGAAACATGACAGAAGATTACAACCCACTAAAAGGATGGTCGAAAGAGCAGATCAAAGCTGCGCTGAAGTCGACAACTAAAAGCGAACTACTCAAACAAGCAATTGCATGGCAGAACCTAGCCATGAATCTGATGCAACAGAGAGAAGCGCAGAAGAACAAAGCTGTTGATGGCTCTTACGACAATACGGAAGAGGGTACATCAGTAGAAGATTAAAACATCAGTGAGCGTCTGGTAGTATGCAGAGGGGTGGTTCCCTCGGTTAGGTTTGATGCATACGACTACGTTTTTTTTTCATTGGTTCTCGTAGAGGGGTTCGATTCCCTTCGCTCACTCCAATTGTTAAACCTTTAAAATTTATACTATGAAAAACAATTCAATAACAAAAGCTGAAAGAAACACAGCAATCAGAAGACTCAGAAGCAGAGGTCTTAAGTATGTAGAGATAGCAGATAGACTCAACATATCTCATGGCACAGTAAGCAATGTTCTTAATGAGAATGTCATGGATAACACATACAAAAATCTAGATCATCGAAACAGAAAAATCAGAAAGCTATCTAAGATGGGGTATGACCGAAACTACATAGCGGAAATGTTCGACTTAAATCCAAGTACTATTTCTCAGATCGTAAGAGGATCTCATGGCTATTCTAAAAAATCTAAAGTCAGTAGAAGAAAAACTAATAAGACACAAACAAAAGCTATGAAGACTAAGACTAAAACAACTACTACTAAAAAGCAAGTGACTACATATTCTATTCTATGGGGTATGTTTACTTACACAAAGACAACATGAAAAAGAATCCTTTCACAGACTGTAGCTTAGGTGAGCTTGCCGAAGCGTACTCTTACTTCGATGATATAAATGACAACGAAGCTATGGAGTGGGTGAGAGAAGTATGGGTGTCTAAACTAAAGCTTGATGTAAGCTTTGTTAACTAACTAATAATCAATTAAATACAGATGAGCAAAACAACAGAACACATGGTTCAGGAACAGACAGTAACTCCAGAACACACAAGCGCAGTATCGCTAATCAAAAGATTCATGGAGGTGTGTAGAGATGTTCATATGTCTCCAAAACAATTCGAGAATCATATGAAGACTATCTACTATGACGCTAAAAAACATGGCTTCTAGCTTTGTTTTAAACAAGAAATAAAATACATTTGTAACAGTTTAATATATAATGCATAATGAGTAACTACAAATTCAAGACCACGAACATCCGTGGCAAACAGTACGTCGAAGTAAACGAGCGTATCAAGTTCTTCCGTCAGGAGGACGAGTACAAGAACTGGACTATCTCAACTGAGTTCACAGTCCTTGACGCTGAGACATGCGTGTGTAAGTGTATCATTGCTGATCCTAATCAGCGTGTGATTGCAACAGGTCATGCACACGAAGAGCGTTCTTCATCACACATCAACAAGACTAGCTACGTAGAGAACTGCGAGACATCAGCTATCGGTAGAGCTCTTGCTATGATGGGTATTGGTATCGACACATCTATCGCTTCAGCTAACGAAGTAAACGATGCTATTGCTAAGCAAGAAGAAACTGCTCCTGCTAAGACTACTAAGAAGACTACTGCAAAGAAGACTACTAAGAAAGATCCTGAGCTTATGAGCAAGGCTATCTCTTACATCAAGGCTTCTACTGACAAGCAGAAAGCATTCGATTCTGTTGTGTCTAAGTATGGTGAAGAGCTTTCACAGAAGCAACTTGACGGCATCAAGAAGTTTGTGTAATGGATTTACGTCAACAACTTACGGATAGCGTAGGTAAAGGGCACCTATCTTATTCGTCTATCAAGTACGCTCTCGGAGACATGCGTCTCTGGGAGATGTACATGAGAGGGCAGTTAAGAAAAGAGTCTGATGCGCTTACGTTCGGTACGCTATACGACATGCTACTATTCGAGAGAGACAAAGCTATGGATACATACATTGTTCTTTCTGAAGAGAGAGTATTAGAGAAATGTTCTGACAAAACAAAAGCTTCTAAGCGACCTAAGATGACATCTGAATACAAGCTAGTCAAAGAAGACATGGCTAATCAGGCTAAAGCTAAAGGTAAAACGTTATGTTCACCTGACGATTGGAAGCAGGCTAACGACATGATCCAAAGACTGGATGATTGTGGGCTGCTTAACAGCTACCTCAAGGGTGAGTATCAGGTTGAGTTCAACGAAGACATTGATGGTATTCCAGTAAAGGGATTCCTCGACTGTCTTGGAGATGGATTCATTACCGATAGCAAAAGCTCTCGTGGTGTCAGCAAGTTCCGTTACGATGTAAAGGGATGGAGCTATGACATTCAAGCATACATCTATACAACTGTGTTCGGAATCAAGGACTACTACTGGGTGGTTCAAGAGAAGACATACCCATATTACCCTGCTCTAGTGAAGTGTTCTGATGAGACTTTGTTTACAGGGGAGATGAAGTTCAACGAAGCTGTTGCGAACATCAAGAGGTGGTTACGTGAAGGCGTACCTACAACTACAGACTATGCGGAATTTACAGTATAAACAAAATTTAAAACACGCAATGATTGTTATTAGCTTATATCTAATATATCTTTGCTTTCAATTTACTTTTATTAATCTACTAAACTATATCTTAAAATGAGTGAAGTAAAATATGACAGTGTCCTAGTTGGATACGCAGAAGAGCCACGTTTCAATGACGCTGGACAATTAATTAGCTGGAGTGTTCGATTCAAAGATCACGAGCTAAAGGAAATGATTGACAAGTACGCTACATCTCGTAACGAACAAGGTCAAGGTGGTAACATCTACATCACGCAGTTCATGTCTAAGAACGGCAAGCCATGCTGTAGAGTATACGATCCTAACAGCGCTGCTGCTAAGGAGAAGAGAGCTGCGAAAGCTGCTGCCACAGAACAGGCAGATGAAATGCCATTCTGATAAGCCTATGATAAACTACATGCACGTTCGTTGCGCCTTCAAAAAAAACAAGAAGGTGCACGAGCGATGCGTGTGGATTGTAACTGTTTACAAAACTCCTGCGGATATAGTGAAGTATGATTGGAAGACAATGAATACATTGCGAAAGATGTTCTTCACTCCGAAAGCTAAGAATAAAGACATTATAATACGTGAGATACTAGAGGTCGTAGAGCTATCAAGGTCTAGTGTAACTCTAGAAGATCATAAAAAGATGTACGAAAGTAAAATTAAATAAACTCTTACATAGGAGCAGTTATATAAAGGTGCCTAAGAGGTTTCAGCAATGAACCTCTGGGCATTTTTTATCCCCAACACACAATGAAAGTAACAATATTCAAAAACGTTTACGAGAAGGAGGATCCTCATCACATACATATAAGCACAGCACTTAAGCGTGTTCAGGACGGTAAGTCATTAGACATTATCAATGAGGTTCGCAGCGGTGATAAAAAGAAGAAGCTGTCTCTTCCTGTAGTGTTGTTTAGTGGTGAGTTCTCTAGAAGATCTGATGACGCTCTGTTTGAACACAGTGGATTCATTGTTCTAGACTTTGACCACGTAGAAGTAGACACAGTAAAGACAGCATTAAGTACTGACAACTACGTGTATGCCTGTTGGGTTTCTCCATCAGGTGACGGCATCAAAGCTTTAGTTAACATCACTAATCCTGAGAGACACAGAGATCACTTCCGTGCTTTACGTACTTACTTCCATAAGCAGTATGGTCTTGAGCTAGATGAGTCAGGCATCAACGAGTCTCGTGCTTGCTTCGAATCATACGATCCTGACATCGTAATCAAAGATGAGTACCAGAAGTTTGGTGCTTTCTCAAGTGAGTTTGCTGAAGCGCAGACTACAACAAACGAAGCTTACGAGTACACAGACTACATGAAGCTAAACCTAGCTGCACGTATGATCCGTAACGCAGACGACGGTGAGAAGCATCACATGTTAATCAAAGCATCAAAGCTTTGCGGTGGGTACATTGCAGCTGGACGTATGGAAGAAGACGAGGTTGTTAGAGTTTTATTCCGTGAGATATGCAAGCGTGATATTGACTCAGAAGAATCAGCTAAGACTTCTATCCGTGACGGTATCGAGAAGGGAAAGGTTATGCCTATCCGTGAGGTTATCGAGAACGAGAAGGCGGCACAACGAGAAATACTAATCAATGACGGTGATATGTCTTTTATCTCTTCTGATGACGAAGACTTCAGATGGATTGACGACTATGCCAACGGAGATATACAGGTAGGTTTAGATACTGGTGACCTAAATCTTGACGATTACTTTAGATACAAGAAAGAGTTCTTGATTATCAACGGACATAGTAACGTAGGTAAGACTACTACTGCTCTTTACCTGATCGTAAACGCAGCTATTAGGCACGACTGGAAGTGGGTGATATACTCATCAGAGAATAGAACTGCTTCCGTAAAGAAGAGCCTAATGGAGTTTGCTGTCAATAACAAGGTTGGCAATATGACGTATGCTCAAAGAAAGAAAGCATACAAGTGGGTAGAGGATCACTTCACTGTGATCAGCAACAACCAAGTATACAGCTATGCTGACCTGCTCATCTTTATGGAAAAGATTATGAAGCAGAAACCTATTGATGCTGTCTTCATTGATCCTTACAACAGTCTAAGACTAGATATGGGCGGAAGTAACATCAGTACGCACGACTACCACTACGAAGCTGCTAGTGAGTTCCTTACTTTCAGTAATGCTAACAACGTTGCGGTGTGGTTAAACATGCATGCTGTTACAGAAGCTCAACGTCGTAAAGGTCCTGATGGATTACCGATTGCACCTTATGCTGAGGACACAGAGGGTGGCGGAAAGTTCGTAAACAGAGCGGATTGCTTCCTTACTATTCATCGAAAGGTTCAATCACCAGACCCTAACGTCCGTAAGATGAGTGAGTTACACGTTCGTAAGGTTCGTGAGACTGAGACGGGTGGTATGCCAACGCCTCTTGACGACCCTTATCGACTGATTATGGGGATCGATCACACAGGGTTTACTTCATGGATCACTTCAAGATCACTGTTCGAACCTGTTGATATTAAGGGAGATAAGGCTATGACAATGAATATTAATTTTTTACTTGACAAATAAAAATTCCTGTAGTAACTTCGTTATATGAAGCGAAATAAGAGGAAGAGTCCTAGCAAAAGCAAAAAAAAATTAGGTAGGTATGCTAGTTCTATTGAAAAGTATTGTGCTGACCAGTTAAAAGAATCTGGGTTAGCTTTCGATTACGAGGAAACTACATTCGAACTGACTCCTAAGTTTATATTTCCACACAAGTACTTTAAGATGACAGCTAAAGGTAAAGACATGAAAGATAGAACAGGTTCTATGGTCTTGCCTATTACATACACTCCTGATTTTATGGGTAAGAAACACAATTGGATCATAGAAACCAAAGGTTATTTACCCTCTCATCACGACTTTCCAATGCGATGGAAACTTTTTTTAAGACATTTACTTGGATTAGAAGAAGATTATATTGTATTTTTAGCAAAGAACAGAGGTCAGGTTGACCACTGCATCAAAGAAATACAACAGTCTATCAAAGATGGAGAGATCTAATTTATCTTTTTACTACCATTTAGCGTGTGACAGAGCGCATACTATGCTTGATGAGCTGTACGAATCTCTGCATGACTCAGATGGAAACCCAATAATAGATCAAGAAATAGTTGACGCTTCAATCGAAGCTGTCTCTGACGTTATTCGAGAGGAACTAAACATCATTAAGTCTGCATTAGATGAGCACATTGAAAGTAAGGGAAAAGAAGCTTAAGGATTCTTGGTTCAACGGTCAAGTCTCTGAAGAGAGATGGTTACGCATTCATCCTGATGCAATAAAGACAGACTATAAAACTGACAGGTACCGACACGTAGACTTCTGGCATGGACCAGACGAAACGTTAGGCGTAGATGTCAAAGGTAAGAAACTACCTGAAGCTATTGCACTGGAATTCAAGAACGTAGCTGGAGAGGACGGATGGATGTGTGGGAGTGCTACTTGGATTGCAGTAGAGATTGAATCCCTTACTGGGTTCTTTAGATTCGACAGAGAAGAAGCTTTAGAGTGGTGTAAATCTAATGTAGATAACGAATATGTAAGCAGCTACAAGAAGGCATACAAGAAACTATACACTAGATCTAAGTGGGGTAAGAAAGATATTATTACTAGCGTAACAATACACGACCTTCAAGAGCTATCATCTTTGGTATACATTCCTTGGTCTGAGGAGGATATGGTAGAGGCAGGAGGCGCTAAGACCTCAGTAAAATATAAGCATCCAGTTACTGGAGAGTTTATGTTTTATGAACTATCTTAGCAACCCTTTTTTTTACAACGTATTAATTTTTAAACATGACAACACCTAAGGATATTCCTTGGGGCGAGGTCGGCTACGCTACTTATAAGCGTACCTATGCTCGTCCACTAAAGGGTCGCACAGAAGAGTGGCCTGAAACTATTGAGAGAGTAATCGAAGCGTGCAGTAAGCAGCTTGGATGTGGATTCTCTGACGCTGATAGAGACGACATCAGAGATATGATGATGGGTCTTAAAGGTACTGTTGCAGGAAGATTCCTGTGGCAACTAGGAACCAAGACAGTAGACAGACTCGGACTACCATCGCTACAGAACTGTGCGTTTACGGTAGTAGATGAACCTGTTCGTCCGTTTACATGGGCATTCGAAATGCTTATGCTCGGAAGCGGTGTCGGTTTCAACATTCAAAGAGAGCACGTATACCAGCTACCTAAGATTAAAAGAAAGGTTAAGGTTGTACGTAGCGACGTAAACGATGCTGACTTTATTGTGCCTGACTCTAGAGAGGGATGGGTAGAGCTTCTTAAGAGGGTGCTAGAAGCGAGCTTCGTAACTGGTGAAGGGTTCACGTTCGCAACACACCTGATCCGCTCTAAGGGATCTCCTATTAAGGGGTTCGGTGGTACAGCTAGTGGACCTCAGGATCTAGTATGGGGTATGAATCAAATCAATATTGTTCTCAACTCACGCTCAGGAAAGAGGCTTCGCCCTATCGACTGTCTAGATATTATGAACATCATTGGTAAGATTGTAGTTGCTGGTAACGTTAGACGTTCAGCTCAGATCGCACTAGGTGATCACGACGACATCGAATACCTACGTGCTAAGCGCTGGGACTTAGGTGGTATCCCTAACTGGAGAGCTATGAGTAACAACTCTGTTATCTGCTCTGATGTAACTGAACTACCTGATGAGTTCTGGGAAGGGTACAATGGTAACGGCGAGCCTTACGGACTTATCAACCTAGACTCTTCTAGACGTATGGGTAGAACAGGTGAGGTGCAGTACCCTGACGCTGACGTTATGGGATTCAACCCATGTGCTGAGCAGTCGCTTGCACCATACGAGACATGCTGTCTTGCTGAAATCTTTCTACCGAATATCGAAAGCTATGACGAGCTAAAGAAAGTAGCTACACTTCTATACCGCATCAACAAGCACAGCCTTGCTATCCCTTGTTCGCTTAAGGAGACAGAGGACATCGTTCACAAAAACATGCGCATGGGTATTGGTGTTACTGGATACCTTCAGGCTACCGAAGAGCAAAGACAATGGCTTTCAGAATGTTATACTTACCTTAGAGCTTATGATAAAGAGTACTCAGATATCTGTGGATTTCCCAGATCTATTAAACTTACGACAGTTAAGCCAAGTGGAACGCTGTCTCTTCTTGCTGGTGTTACATCAGGGGCACATCCAGCATATGCACAACAATACATTAGACGAATTCGAATGGCAGCAGATAGTGAGCTGGTCGATGTATGCAGAAACAATGGGTATCACGTAGAATACGTTCGTAACTTCGACGGTACTGAGGATCACTCTACTGTAGTAGTGAGCTTCCCATGTAAGTTCCCTAAAGGAACGACGCTTGCAGATGACATGACAGCTGTTGATCAGCTAGAAGTAATCAAGAGACTACAAGCTGAGTGGTCAGACAATTCTGTCTCTGTAACTATCTATTACAGAAAGGAAGAACTAGACTCTATTAAACAATGGCTTGAAGAGAACTACGTTAACGTAAAGAGTGTCAGCTTCTTACTGCATAACGATCACGGTTTTGATCAGGCCCCACTAGAGGCTATCGATAAGAAAACATACAACAAGATGTCTAAGGAGGTTACTCCCATCACATCACTGCAGTCACTGAATATGGATGACATCGAGATTCAAGACTGTGCTGGAGGTGCATGTCCTGTACGATGAAACCAGTTCATGACTGTTGGATAACACAATTATATTATTTAAATGAAATACGTAGTAGACACACCACTAAAAGACAAACTGCTTGAACGCAGTAAGAGAGTAGTGGACTTAACATACATCGCTCTGGATATACCAAAAGAAAACACACGTAAAGCTGGCCAAGTTCAAACGAGAGCAGCTATCGGTGTTGCATTGTTTGAGTATGTTTCTGATGTTGTGGCTGGTAAAGCCTTAGGTAGGGATCGCACAACGGTTCTCCATCATAATCAGAATCACGAGGCAAACCTTGAGCAATGGAATGGGTACAAGGAGAAGTACGATGTAGCAAAGTCTATAGCCGATCACGAGCTCAGTAACGTAGCGTTAGAGAGGCGTGTACAGATTATAGACAAGCACATAAAGATGCTGCAGGAAAAGATAGACTCCCTCGAAATTGAGAGAGCCGATCTATTTTCCAAAATGGATTAGGAGAAAGGGGCTTAGGCCCCTTTTTTATTCTTCTCTATTGTTCTACCAGCAAAGTATGCACCAAATGCAGTAAGCATAAGTAGCTCTAATAGAGATACATACGAGTCCTTTACATTGAATGGTACGTTATCCATACTGTCGATGAACATAGTAATCATAAACATTGCCATAAGACAGATTAAAGTAACAGGACGAATAAGCTTAGCCAGCTTTACATCGCTACCCATATCAGCCTTCCAACGCTCAGTTACATTCTCTTGGAATCTAACCTCAGCATCAATCTGCTGTTGAGCATCCGCTGAGTCTACCTTAGGGTCCTTGTCAATTAGATTCTTAACTACACCTAGACCTCCGCTGTCAGGGAGTAAGTCCCCAACAACATCAAGTACCTGTGGTGCTTTGTTTGCTAACCAAGATCCTAGCTTGGTGTCTTTGATTTTTTTCTTTTCGCTCATCGCTGTTGATTTTCATAAATTTCTTGTACCATATCTAGAAGCATTATGGTGTGATTCTTATACGTGCCCTTATCGCCAAACTCTCTAAATGAGTTGTAGTTTGAAGCAACTTTGTTAAGAGCTTTGATTCTGTCTTGATCTAGTAGCCTGTTGTATTCTCCAGAGTTGACTAACTCCATTGCTTCTTCGTATCTCTCTGCATTAGAGACTCTTAGTAGCTGGTTTATCTGTTCTGTATTCAAGAATATATCCTGCTTCATAAAATCTTTATCGTTTAAAAAGCTGTATGTTTTTCCTGTAGATCTCTGTAATCTTCTCAGCGCCCTTGTATCTTTAGAGCTCTTAGATTTTAGATCTGGTATACTTAGCTTTCTTTTCTGCGCATACGTAGGTGTAGCCATCATAGAAGAAACATCTTCTAGCTCATTGTATAACCTGTAGATCTCCATAGATACTGGATCTGCATCTCCTTGTCTAGCTTTTGTTACGTCGAATAGATTGTAAGCAAAGCGATTAGAACCTTTCGGATTCTGTAGTATAGGCTCTCCCTTCCAGTTCGTTCTTACAGGAATATCACCAACGTTAAATGTTTTTTCGTTTAGTATGTAAGACAGCTTAGTTAACTGCTGCTCTGTATAATCCATATCGTCTGTAATCCTGAAGTCAGGCATATACATTCTGTTCATTCTGCTAATACTAGACAAAGTATTAGGCATAACAGTAGCGCTAATAGATTGGAACATACTACTTAACCATCTGTTACTTTCTTTCTGGAATTTCTCTTCGTCGTCAGCCCCAAGAACAGAGAGTAATCCGTTCACTCCTTGAAGGAATCCCTGATCCATTATGTTTGCAATAGTACTAAAAGAACTTACACCGAAAGCATCTCTCATGACAGAGTTCACAGAGAAAGGATCGGCATCATCTTCAGTAACACCAACCTTTGCTTTAGATCCCATAATAGCTCCGATAATACCTAGCTTATCGTATCTTCTGAATACATCGCCTTCTTGAATCGATGGATCTCCACCAGCCAAATACCTTTGCAGTCCAGTAGCGTTAATAGAGTTTGGAGGGAATTCACTGTACATCAAGTTCTTTTCCTCTTCGTCAGTCCAGTCAATAGGACCAGAAATGAGTCCTTGTCTAATAAGCTCAGCAGTTGCAGTACCAATCATACCACCTATTGTCAACTTGGCTAAATGCTGAGAAGCTTCTCTTGCATTGTTTTTCTTAAGGGCTCCAAATATTCTTCCGATAGCAACTGGAGGTGAGAAGAATGTTAATGTTTCTAAAGTAATATTGGCTGGTGTTCTTCTGAAAGGAGCCACATACCTCAAGAGAACTTTTGCAGCTGGACTTTTATTTTCAACAACTCTTAATAACTCTTCAAAAGTCTTAGACAGACCAGTCTCTTCTTGGAAAGTAAACTTTCTACCTTCTTTTTCTGCTTGTAGTTTCTGCTCTTTTGTAGGGAACTTTAGGAAGTTTTTCAATGCATCACCCTCAAGACCCATATTTATACCAGCTTGATAAAGCTCAATACCTTCTTTAAATCTTCTAAATGGAGTATCACCTAAACCGAGAAGCCTAAGCATAACTTCTGCAGGAGCTCCAATAGTACCCTGAGCAAACAGCTTAATTCTTTGGCTAAGCTTCATTTTACCATCTGGCCCTAGAGGTAGGCCTTCACCTCTCATTGCCGCAACAGTAGATCTAAACGGCATAAACCCTCTATACACACGCCACTCTACATTGTCTTTTTCTTGCCCAGTTGCAATTGTTTGCAAAGCTTCAGTAAATCCTTGACCAAATCTTTTTAGTCCATGTAGATAAGCATTCATGCTGTATCTTCTCTTGTTGTCTAGTGGGGAATCTATACCGAATATATTCACAAACTTCTCAATAGGAAGAGCTAGAACATTAACAGGAATATCAACTAAAAGGTTAGCCATGTTAGCAACAACGTTTGTTGCTTGAGACAAAGGAGTCAGTAGATTACCAACAATAAGAGTTGACGCTATATCGCTCCACCCTCTTTCCACTACTGTGTTCGTAAAGGTTGATAGCTCTCGCTCAGCTTTCTTTAGTTCTTTTACTTTATTGTCAAACTCTTGACCTGCTTTGAGATCTCCCTCAACAGCCTTTCTTTGAAGCTGTTCTGCTTCTTTGCTTAGTTGGAACCAATTGTTGGTTAACTCAAGGAGTTTGTTTTGTTGTTTGTCTGATAGAGTATTTCCTGCTTTCTCCACTAAGCTATTGATCATAGAGGTAAAGCCAATAGGTGTTGATGATTTTAGTTCAGCAAAGTGTCTTAAAATTCTACCAGCTGATGTACCGATCTTACCAAGTTCCTCAATAACACCTGCAATCTGATCTACATCTCCCTTAGCAATTAATCTATTTATCTTCTCTATACCAGCCAACACGCTTATGTCGTCATTCCTTCTAGAAAAGTTATCCAAAGCATTATCATTCATGTTAGCTACCAGCTCTTCATTAGACATCTCACTGAGCTTGTCTTTTGTTTCTTGAATGTTTTGCTTTTTAATGTAGTTTTCTGGGTTGTTTAATATTTCAGCTCTGACACTTTCGAATGAATCCTTTCCTAAATTCATGAAAGACTTACCTAATCTCCTAGCATAGTTAAATGCACTTGCAACACCTCGTCTAAGTCTTCCAGCTGAACCGCTTGGTGCTTCTGCAGAATCGTCTGGCACTACATCAGCAGGGGCTTCAGTATCAACATCCTCCTCAGTCTTCGTAACATCTTCCTCTACCTTCACCTTTTCGTTTACAGGCTTTTTAAGGTAGTCTAGAAGAGCGTTCTCCGCTCCTCTTACATCAGTAGCAGGCTCTGCTTCAGTTTCTACATCCTCGTCTGTAGTAGGCTCTGGTTTAGCTTCTGCTTCAGTGTCTATCTCCTCGTCAACAGTAACCTCAGCTGTATCTTCAGGCTTAGCATCAGCTTGTTTTCTTCTTGCAGCTTCCACCTCACCCATAAGTCTTCTAGCCTCATCAAGATACTTCTTTACTTTATCTCGTTGAGCTATAGCATCTTCCAGCGCTTTACCTTCTACGCCTTTCTGAGTTAGTTCATCGACAGCTTCTTGAGCAATAGCAAGCTCTTCTTCTACTGCTTTTATTCTGTACTTAACTCTAGAGTTTACAAGAGACTGTGTTTCGTCTTCTGTTAAGTCTAAGCCTTCGTCAGCATGTTTGTTTAGTACCGCTTCTCTTTGAGCTACTAAGTCCTCAAGCTGTCTTTCTAATGCTTCTTTTACTTCCGTCTTGTTTTCTATATCAAGATCATTAATCTTTTCTACCTCCCTCGACTTCTTTTCTATTCTACCGTCTAAAGACTGAACCTCATTCATATCTTCAGGGTGACGCACAGACAGCATCTCAAAGAATCTTACTCTTTCTTTCTTCTGTTCTTTCTTCTTTCTGTCAGCATCCTTATATGGCTCTGATAGTGCATCTTCGCTTTCAGGATTTTGAGCTATAGTTTCAGCTAACTCAACATCTGTGTTGTCTTGGTTTGCTTTTTCGCTTCTAGATTCAACAGCTGTTCTAGCTCTACCTGAATGGTCGTCTGGTCTTGTTGAATTAAAAGCAACTTCACCTGCATAACCAAGTAGGCCAGCATCTATTATTCTGTTTTTATATTCTTCAGCAGTGTAATTAGCGTTACCAACAACAGACTCGTAACCCATAATAGTAGCTTCAGCAGCACCTTCTTCCACAGCTCCGACTACTGGCTCTACACCAAACCTTTTCATGACGCCTGTACTCCAGCTTTTAGGTAACTGTCTTGCTATCGTTCCAGTACCTTTAAGTCCAATCGCAGCATACAAAGCATCAGATCCACCACTTACAAAAGCCCCACCTAATCTTTCTCCAGTATTATCATAAAGAGGTGTCTCTCCATTTTCTATAGCTTCAATATCTTCTAACTCTGTTTGACCGTAGTAGTTTACACCACCGACAATACCAGTTCCAGTTATTGCGAGTGTAGTTCCCCCTGAGTAAGCAGCTGCAACAGTTGCCCCAACCTGAGGTAAAAGCCCACCAATGCCTTCAGTAAAGCGTCTAAACCCATTGTAGTAATCACCATTTGCTAAAGAGGCAGAGATGCCTGAATCTTCTGCTTTGTACTGAGTCATACCTTCTCTAATACCTTCTGAAGTTTCGGCAAGCGATTTGTACATTTCTCTTCTTGTATCACCGTAAGCTTCAGACAAGGATTTACCCTGCGCCATCTGTAAGAGCAAAGTCTCAGGGTTGGCAGAACCAATTAGCGATATAGGACCAGCTGAAAAGTCAACAACTCCAGATCCAATTGATCTTACAAAATCTTCAGCTAACCATTGTTCGTTGTATCTACCGTTACCTTCTAAGTCAAGATCTAAACCATAGTCTAAAAAGAACTTATCTTCTAGCTTTCTTATGTAGTCTTGATCGTTTCTTTGTTCTTCTGTTAGAGAACTTAAAATCTTATCCTTGTATCCATCAAGAACAACTCTTTCATCTTTAGCATAGTAATTAGCCTTAGCGCTTTGAACTGCTCTTTCTCTCTCTTCTTTTACTTGGTCCGATGTAAGAATCTCTGCAACAGCACTTGTCTCTCCTTCAGGTACTTGCGGAACATTATCCCAGTAACGATTCAATTCATCTATCTCTGCCTGAAGTTCTTCTGTAATAGGAGCAGTTCTTATAGCTTGAGACTCTGGTTGAAATCTTTTCTGTAGATCTAAGGCTGTCTTGTTTACATCAAACCCAAAATCCAATCCATCTTCTCCTGCCACCAAAGCAGAATCCGATTCCATAGTATCTTTTTTTTTTAACCCTATTAGATTCTGGTAATCTTCTCTAGATCCATTGTATCCAGACCTCGTAAATAAAACATACGAGTCTTCAAACGCTTGTTCGTTTGTAGATATTAGATTGTCGAAATCTGACTGTGTACCATTATAACCTGCTTGTGTAAACAAACCGTAAGCATCGTTGAATGCATCCTGCTGCTCCTGCTGCTTTTGATAAAGTAGTATACTCATTATTTATTGTTATATACAGATGCGTCTATAGGTCCTTGTTGAGTTGACTGTTCAGTAGTTGACTCACTCCCAGCCACTACAGAATCAGTCGCTTTGTCTAAATCAAATTCCTTTAGTCTATCGAGTGCTTCTTGTGAAGATAGGAAATCAACAGTATATCCTTCACCAAACGTAGACTGTAAAGCCTGATCTAAAGACACAGAGGCATCTATGTATTCTTGAGTTCCATTTTCAAACTCTCGTTCGTAGTCCGTGTATTCCAGCTCTCCACTACCTGCGGCTCTTGACGCAACAGACCCCTTTACAACAATGTCTCCATTAGGCTTTATAGTCACCACAGATGGAACTACTACCTCACCACCAACTTGAACAGCTTTAACATCTGATATAGGGTAGGTAGCTTGTACTAAGTTAGTGTCTGCTACATCATAACCAGACCTTTCTAGGCCTTCCATGTATTCGTTCAGCAAGAAAGATTTACCTCCGCTAAACAATCTATCAACTGCGTCCACTTTAAGACCTCTTTCTTTTCTGTTTTTTTCTTCTTGAGCAGTCATTGTTTTAGAGAATCTACTTAAATCAATAAATCTATTTCTGCCCCAGTCTTCCATTCTAACAAACTTCTTGTCAGCTGGGTTTGTTGAATCGTAGTCGCCATTCATAAACCTCACTCTATCTTCTTCTGTTGTAAGAAGGTTCTGATTTAAAGCGTCACCATCATTAATAACCTTTAGTCTAAACTCAATCGCATCTGATTGATTGTCTGTTTCTACTAGGTTCATAGAGTTGTTGTAGATATCAGCAGCCTCGTCTTTATTCCAGTATCCATTATGGCTCCATCCAATATACTGTTTAGTATCCGTACTTTGAGCCTCTTCTCTTAGCCCACCTACATCTCTTGTTGTAACCTTAGGGTCAAACATAGTAAAGTCTGTAGCTAATGGAGAAGCCTGCCAAGGTGTTCTGTTTCCGTCCTTGTCTCTAACGTAGGCGTTACCTTTTGTGTCGTACTCAACGTTGCTAAAGACATTATCTCTAGCGTTCTGTGCTTGAATCTGTTCTTGCACTGTGCTTCTCTCGAACTTCTGTCCAGACGGTAAAGACTTATTGTATGAAGTAAGATCTGAAGCTTTATTTATTGCGTCGTACTGCTGGATAATAGGCTGACCTACTTCTGCAGTATTCTTAAATTGTCTGTAGTAATCTCTAAACTCTGAGATAATCTCAGCAGCTTTTACAGGATCGTTAGCCTCTTTAATAGATTGACGAGCCCAATCAGCTTTCTTGCTTAACATCTCAGCCCATTGACCTCCGCCAGCTACAGTAACATCAAAGCCTGCAACTGTGTTGAGGTCATTCCTCATGTACTGTTGAGCTAACTCAAACTGTCGTTGCGCTTCTTTTTTCTTACTATCTATTAATCTTGCTGACTGAAGTATAGTATTAGGTACATCTGATGCAGACGCTATAGTTTGTGCTGCTGGCTTACCACCCTGTACTGGAGATACTCCTTCTGTAAATACGAATCCGTTAGACATTATGCTTGGAATTGTGGTTGAGCTAGAAGGTCCTTCATGAACTCAAGTAAACCTTTAGCATCACCTTTTTCTATTAAATCCTCCATTGTGTTAGATTGCTTTGGGTTAAAGATAAGCTCTCCACCTGTAACTTCACCTTCTTTTACGCCAGTATCTTCATCGACAATAGCCTTTGGGTTTGTATCGTGATCAAACTCACCGTTAGTTTTCATACCATCTTCACCAATCTGAAGTTTACCGCCTGCAGCAAACTCTTCATCTTCTTCTTCAATTTCTGTAAGCTCTGGCAATTCTATATTGTCAATATCAACAGGTGTTCCTTGACCGCTTGATGTTCCTGATAGTATTTCTTCCATTGTTGTAAACGATCCAGCTACAGGGTCAACGTCTGTATTGTTGACGTCTGCTGGGTTCCTGTTTGCTAGATCACTAAAGTCTCTAAGTGCAGCGAGTAATGATGAAGTTGTCTTTATACCCTCTTGAGTTGCTGTTGGCCTTGCTGCTGCTTCCTGTAGCATAGCATTAAGAAGCATCTGTCTTCCAGCTTCTGCACCAGCTGCACCTCTCTGCATTTCTGATACATCAAGACCTCTCTTAAACTCTAACCCTTCTTGTTCAAGGTCAGCAACAGCTTCGTCAGCAGCAACCTTTTCTTTAAGTCCTTTTAACTCTGCACCCTGTAGGTTCTGCTCTATGGCTCTCGCTTGTCTTGGTAGCAAATAAGCCATTCTAGGATCTTGCGTTAAAGCATCTATTGTTCCAGCGCTAGCCTCATCGCCTCTCCTTCTTGTTGATTCTATAAATTCTTCTGCTGCAACTTTTGTATCTGCAGATAAATCTCTTTGAGCCTGACTAACAAAGTCTCCTCTACGGAGCTTGTCTAGCATAGACTCATATAGTTTCTTTCCTGATTCTGATTGTTTTCTTCCTTCTTCCTGAAGCTCAGCCTGACCAGCCTCTAGCCCTTTCTTAACTGCTTGTCTTTGAAGGAGTCCACCAACGACTGATTGGCCAAGATCAGATTTTAAAAAATCTGCTGTGTCCGTATATGCTTCACTTTCTTGAATCCTTGTGATTAAATCTTCTAATGCCATGATACAAAAATACTAAATTATTATTTACTATGATCTAAGTTTGTTGGTGAATACTCAACGTTTAGTGCGTATACCTCGAAGTCTTCCCTACCGAAGTCTACAATTACATCTGCAACCTGCCCCTTAGGAGCCTCTCCGTTCTGTTCTTTGTAACACAAGTATACTGGAGAGCCTAACGTAAGAGTAACACCACCACCACTCGCTGATGGTAGCAATATACCACCCTTGTAAAACATAGGTATGCTTGGTGGGAATGTACCTAAGCCATGAAGAATTGGATCTTCTTTGAATAACGCTGGATTATCTGTAACCTTAGGAGACTGAAAACTTCCTGCAGTATGCTCTTGCGCCTGAAGCTTAAGAAACACAGCGCTAGAAGGAATACCAAGCTCTTCAATCTCTTCCGCTGTAAATGCCAGACCAGCAGTCTTTTTGTCTTCAACTACCCCTACAAACTCTATGTTGGACATAGTGATTCTGTTCTCTTGGCCGATGTGTCCGTATATAATACCACCACGCTCCGTAAGCTTACCGATAGTGGTTTCTTTAGGTACAACATTCTGACTTCCCTTGTTAGGTATAAAGAGATTAGATCCAGCTAAATTCGCTGGGTTAGCAGACTCAATTGAGAAAGCTTTGTATTGTTTGTTTACACTAGCAGCCTGACTAAAAGTAGCAGCAATAACAGAGTTGTAAAAAACTCCATAGAACTTGTTGTTGTCCTCCGATGATCCGTCATGCTTCCACACCACTTCTTTGGTTTCTGCTTCTGTTGGTGAGGTAACCATATGGTCTTTGATCCAGCCAATGCACGATGACACGAAGCTGTATCTTGTAGTCCAGTAGTTGCCTTTGTTGCTAAATGCTATTGTCTTCATTCTTCTGAATTAGTTCCAAATTGTGATAAAAATTCTAGTACATCTGAGATCCCAACCGAATCGTCACCGTCTATGTCTGCAACTGAATTGTTGCCTACGTCACCAAACTCTTGGAGCAAGGTAAGTAAGTCTTGAGTTCCTACAGCGCCATCATTATTAATGTCCCCTGCAAGAGGCTGGCTGTTATCGGTAGGTAATCCTTGAGGGCCAGCTGTCTCTGGGAATATCTCTGCGTTTATAGCCACTGTGTCAAAGAAGTAAGAGTTAGGTATCTCAAAACCTTCTGCATTAAATACTCTTGCTCTGGCTTCTGTGCTGTAAGCACGATCTTGAGGGCCACCACTTGTTGGAGGTAAAGCCTCTCTTTCGTTTCCAAGCATAAATAGGAAAGGTACACCTCCTTGGAACTCAGCTGTAGGAGCATTAACTGGAGCGTCATTAGCGATACCAACAACATCAAAGAATACTGTCGAGTTAGGCTCTACTGGAACCATTTCATCTATTGCAGGTGTTATGCTTTCAAACCAAGGATTTCTCTTCCATCCGTTACCAAACTGAGTCGGCCATTCAGCGAGAGGATCTAAGTCGTGATCATTAAATGGTTCGACTTTAACATACACAAGCTCATCGCTTACGTTAGAGAAAGGTATAGATACAGATGATGTAGATGTAGCTTCAGATCTTACCAGTCCAGTAATTTCAACAGGTGCTCCAAATAAAGGCTCACCAATAGCACCCCAGTATTGCAGAGGAATGCCGCTGTCGTCTACTGGAATCTCTGATTCACCTTCGTTAAAGTCAATAACTTCACCTACATTGTACACGCTTAATAGGTATTCATCTTTGTCTGGATCGTAACCACCTACAACCTTAACCTTCTTGCCAGTATTCTCTACTTGTCTAAACAACTTTCTAAAGAAAGACTTCATGCCTGCTTCAGATATAACCTGAACACCGTTAGACGGATTAAACCTGTATACCTCTCTCGAACTCTTGTTGGCGAAGTAAACGTTGTTATCGATAGCGCAGACAGATTCAGGATTGTTGTCACATCCAGCATCTCCTGCATAGTACTTAATTGTACCTAAGACGTTTGACGCAGCTACAAGTGACTGATCGTCTGATGCAGTAGTAATAATGTTTCTGCTTACTGGTACAGATGAAACCTTGTTCGACTGTATTACGAATGCAGAGTCCTGTTGATCCACAATGTAGTTAATACTACCATGCTCAACTGCCAAGTCTTTGAAGTGACCCTTAACAGGGTTGAACGAAGTAAGAACAAACACTGATGAAGCAGAGTTGTTTTTATCCGAGAAAGTTATTGAGGCTGTTCTTCTTACCTCTTGTGAGTCTGGAACAATTACCTTTACTTTACCCTTACCTGTTACATCAGCTCTTCTGACATTGTCGTTAAACGCTTGAGTTTCAAGCGAGTACGATTTAAAGTTAGACTCTGATTCATCACTTCCGATAAGACTGGTGAACACGCCATCAAACTTAGGCATGTTAACAGGAACCTTTCTCCACCATACGTCTCCGTCAGTCAGTGTGATTAACTCATTGTGCTGATCTATAGGGAATACGTTAGATGTTTCGTAGAAGAATAGTTCGTCTTCCTCAGCTACGTTCTTTGGAGAGAATATCTCTACAACTGTTCTCTTATTCCAGTTGTGACTCTGGGCGTTAACGTCGCCAGTACCAAGTAGTACATCCTCAAAGTTAAAACCATCTGCGTTCTTGTTGTTCTTGAGAACTATAAATGACCCCTGCTTAGCTTTGTGCGGAATAGAGTCAGTATCCTGCTCGTTATTCTCATCATACAATGGGTTGTCAGAAGTACCTCCAAGCTCTCTGTAATCTATAATCTCAAAGTCGTAACCTTCATTTAAGAACACCCTACCTGACTGAGTATCTTCTCCAGTGTAGTAAGATATAACTCTTAGTATATCACCCTCTTTAAATGTGTACATGTCTCTTTCACCTTCTGGTGATCTGTTACCACCAGCGTCAGTGTAAGATATATTCTGATTACCCTGTAGGTGGTTAAGAGATACGTATATGTTACCGTTATCTTCGGCAGCATCTTCTGTTGCGATGAACGCACCAGCAGTTGTGTACTGAACAAAGTCAGATATAGATGTGTTGCCTGAGTAAACGATCTGGAAAGACTCAGCAAAGTCTGGTGCTTGGTGATTCATCTGAACCTCCATATTAATCTTTCCGTACTGGTTGTTAGATCTAGCGTAATACGGTGGAGCTAAGGCTGTTCCTAATGGGAATACATTACTTGCTCTACCTCTTTGATCGTAGTACACTACACCGAAGGCGTGACTCGCACCGCTCTTGAACGATCTAAAACCTTCATCGTTCAGAAGTTCCATAAAGAAGGTAACATTGTTAGCACCTGATGAAGAATGGTTAAGAGCTAATGAAGCATAACCAAAAATATCTGCCGTCTGATATGGCCCTAGCTGGAATGCGTTATCTCTAAGAAGAGGCATAGTCTCACTTGCATCGTTGTTGATGATGGTACCGCTTATGTTAGCTCCTAGTAAGTTACCATTCATCTTAGCTGAACCAAAGTTCGTTGCCCCAAAGAGTTGTGTGTTTTCGTTTACGAGGACTGGTAGAGTGTCGTAATCGCCTGATCCATCTTCCTTTCTTGGCCCACCAGCAGGACCGCCCTTACCATCCATTAAAGAGAATCTAGACTTACCGTCAGCATTCTCTCCGCTGAAGAACAACCCTTGATGCTCTAACTGGCCTTGGAAAAACTGAAACACTTCTCCTGATTGGAAAGGCTCAGTCTTATCGAAACTGCTCAACACTGTTACTATTGGCTCAAACGGGCCTATAGGAATAACGTTTAGAGACGTCTGTAATGGAAGCTTCATAACCTTCCAAGGACTGTTTGTAACCGCAGCTCTTAAGCATGTTGTTGCTGTAACGTTGTCTACACTCTTTATATATATACCTATTCTCCTCTTGTAAGCCTCGTTGTCATCATTATCCCAGCCTGAGCCTTCTCCGAAATATCTGTTTTCTCCTAGCTCTTGATTGTAAGCCTTGTCTTTAAAGAACCCAATCTCTACATCTGCTTTCTCTACAATGAAACACCCTAGAAGTGAACCTTCATCTCCAGCCATAGTCTCTTTACCACACATCGTTATTAGCTTAGCTAATGGATCAGACATGTTAAACTCTTGAAAGTTTTGTAGATTTAAATCGTAAGAGTATGTGTTGTTTATTTCATTTGTCAACACAGTGAAGGCTGTCTCTGGTGTACCTGCATCTAAGTCGTCACCAGTAATCAAATGAGCTATATAGTCTGTAATCTGATATCTCTGAAGTGGCTGGTTTGCTCGTATCTTAATTGATATAGTAACCTCTTCTCCCTTGAGTATCAGTGGGTTAGCAGCGCTTGTTCCGTAGATAGTGTCAGGGAATGACTGGCCTTGGACGGGCTTCCATTTAGCGTCTCCTACTCCATCATTGTCACAAACAGCAGGAAGAAATCCAGTGTTGTTACTAAACGTAGGAGCATCACTTGGGTTAGACCACCATCTGTTCTTATTGAAGTTTAATAATGGAACTTGAATTTCAAAATCCTCTAACTCACTATCTGCTGGACCAAAGAAGTCACCTAGTTGTTGGTGCTGGTGGTAAGAGTTCGATGAATCATACACATGCCAGTTTTGATCTGGAGTAATAGAGAATGACAAGTTAACTACATCGCCTGTAGAAATACCAACAGACGGTATGTCTGACGGATCTAAAACAAAAGCAGCGTTCTTGTTAAGTGTAGGATCTACTGGAGTTCCTTCACTAGGGTAACCATCAGATTCAAAGTCGCTAATCGTTTCATCACTCACGCAGGTTGCAGGAAGTATCTTGATTTCATAGTTTGTGAAGTCTAGAGTTCTTTCCTGAGCAACAGGAGTAATGACAGCATCAGTAACAACCTCATCGAATCCTTCTACGTAGTTACCGTATAGCAGTCTGTTGTTGATAATAGACTGAGCCTCAGCACGTTTAGGAAGATTATCGAATTGTTTTGTCTGGTTGTCTGTTGATACAATCTTGTTTACCGTATCATTTCTAAAATCAAACGTAAGCTCTGTAGCTATACCTAATCCCGACGGATTGCCTGCAAGGATATCTTGTGTCCCTTCTACAACGCCCAATAATGTAAGAGCTGCTGGATCTGTGCTGAGTTCTGTAATTTCAAAGAACTGACCGTCGTTACCTCTTCGAGCTAGTATCTTTACTTTTTCTACCTCAAACGACATATCTTCGATAGGTATCGTAAGCCTACATACGTTGTGCTGGTTTAGTTGAAGAGGCTGTTCGCTTGCTCCGTGTGTAATATATGTTGGTGGTACTGCTATATCAGATATAGTAGACATAGCACTAACGTTTCTATCTCTGTAAACTAACTGATAGGCAAACTGAAAACCATTGATGTTTCTGAACTCACTGTATGGAAGTGATTCATCAGCAACGAACTCAAACGCAATAGGGAATGCAGGCGCCTTAGGACACGCTGTAATGAAGTCTTTTAACGATTTGGTACCTAGCCCATACTGGTTTACTGTTTGGTCGTAATACGCTCTTAAAACGTTTAGTTTCCTAGGCTCATTCCTATTGTCCGTAAAGAACAACATAGGAGCGTCTTCGTATGTCTTATTTGTTGTCGGAACAAAAGGATCATTAGGGTCAGAGAACGTATACGTGCGCTTAGTTTGCACATACGTTAAGTCACCCTTAACAAATCCTTCTGGATCAAAGTTAAACTCCTGAGTAGTGTATAGCTTTATAACCTCATCAAGAGGGTGACCTACAAAGTATCCGTTAGGGTCGTAAGCATAGACACCCATTGCGTTATCTGCAGTACAATGCACAAACAGATATAGCACTTCGTTCTTTTCATCTGCGACCTTACCAATAACTGTTGAGCTACCAGCTCCTTCAAACGCAATACCTGATATATCTACGTTACTCTTAATAGGTTTGAGAACGCCTTCGTTTCCATTATCGCCATCACGGTTATCATGGCTTATAGAAACATTAAGGGCATCAGACATTTCGTCTTTGCCCCTAACCTTTGAGTCCGAATTTGAACTTAGTCTTCTAGGGAGTATCTTATCAATCATTAATACTTAGGTGCTAGTTTGTAGTTCTTACGAATAGTTCTAAGAGCTTCATCCTTAGTGAAGTTGCTCAGTCTTGCCTTAGCTTTTCTTCTCTCGTTGTAGTATTCGGCTCTTGCTCTCGCTTTCTCATTAGCAGGCACAGTAGACTTTCTTTCACAAATCTTGTAGTATATGTAGCAGCGTAACGCTTCTTCAGCGTATACGTGGATAACAGGATTAGTAGACCTTGCTTCATCAGCAACGTACTCAATAACAACCTGTGAAGTAGTATTATTAGTATCTATTTCAATTCTGTTCTGATCTAAATTTAGTCTGTAATCACCTACCCTTGCTCCACCTCCAATACCGTATAGCCTACCTAAACCACCTTGAAATAAATAGTTCTCAAAAATATAGTAGTCGTAGTTTTCGTTACCACCATCTGTAGTTGTAGTCTTATCGTCTTGTCTATCTTTAACTGAGTTAGACTCAATGTTTAACGGCCCTTCTTCACTATCGAATGTTTCATTCGTAGCAGTTCCGTTCGAGTCTACTTCGTACTTCCTACTCTGGTTAAGATGTTTGTTCTGTCCTAACGTCTTTACATAACCATCACCAGTTATAATACCAACTTTAATTATATCAACAAAGTCGTCAGGCAAAGCAACAGTATTATTAGTTGTGTCTATATCTAGTTTAATAGACTTGACTCTGCTAGTAACATCAAATCCAAACTCTCTGATACCTCTTAGTGCGAAGTTTCTTAGAGCAACGTCAGATGCATTAGCAGCATAGTCATCACTATCTATAGTAATCTTGTAATCTCCTAAAAGCTGTTCTAGGGTTACAAAGTTCATTGAGTCTGATGATACGTCTTGATATGCCATTACTGATTCGCTGTTTGAGTAGTGCCGTAACTAGAAAGGAATTGATCTCTCAGTCTGATTCCAATTAAGCTTGCTATCTCTGATATTATTTCGTTCTTGTAGTGTTCAGGTAATTCGAAGTCTCTACACTCTAAAACGTTAGGTACAAAAAATCCGTCTGACTGCGTCTCATTTATCTGTGCGATTCTAGGTCCAGAGTTTCTGTCTACATCACCTCTTATAAACTCACCTACGTTAGCAACAAACAAGCCTGCTGGCTGTCTGTAGTAGTTTACAACTACGCTATCTATATCAGTAGGGAATACCTCTATTGACTTAGATACAAGCGCTACAGGGTAGCTAGTTGTTGGTGCAGAAAGATTGCTGCTAAGGATGTGTGTAATCTTATCAGAATCAAACAGTAGCTCTACTGGAGTTCTGTCTGAATTGTTCACGACAACAGATATAATTCTAGCTGTGTGATCTGGTCTTTTAAATACATTAGAGTCTGCGAATGTACCACTAACTGCAGTAGCCTGCACAGCATCTTGCTCTACAAAGTTTGCAAGATCATCCTTTACTCCTCTGTAAGCAGAGTCCTTTCCAGCAGAATCAATGTTCCTTAGTCTTAACTGTTTCGTAGACGCAAGCTCTTTGAACATCTCCGAAAAGACATTCTGTTGGGCTACTTCTGCAAAAGAGTTAAACACCTTAGGTGTAACAAAACCCCTCTGGTCTTTGTTGCAGAGATCTCGAACAGTGTTGTATACTTCTATTACGCTGATCATGTCACAAATATACGAAAAGAAAAAAGGCCCCTTTCGGAGCCTTTCTTTTAAGATAGTTTCTCTACTCGTTCTTCGAGTAAGGATAGTGTGGATGCTCCTTTTTCTGTTAGACAGAATCGAACCATTGTGTCTAGCGAGTCCTGACCAGCTGGTACTGATATGATCAGTTTGTTACTGTCAGTCCAATACACTCCGTCAGAACGAAGGCTAATGATCTGATAATCAGCAGCTTGCTGAACAATAGATCTACAGGTAACTTGCGGAGAATCAAAGCTTTGTAGGAATTCTTGTGCTTTTGATTTTGCAATACGTAGAAGATTCCATCTAATCTCAGATACTGGAGCGTTAATGTTTATGCCAAAGTACATAGCAATAGGAAGCAGATCGTTAATCTCTCTGTCTCTTACAATAGAAACAGCATCAGAAACTAAGAACTCACGCTCTAATTCAAGAGCTGCGTCTTTACGCTTGTCAATAACTTTAAACGTACTTCCACCATTAGCTTTGTTAGCTGGGTGAAGCTCCATAAACTTTCTTAGGTTTGGCTTTTCTTTAGGTACAAATAGTCTACCATCTCTAAAAGCAACTGACTGTTTTACAGCATTAGTAGACTGTTCGTCTACAAATATAGAAGGTTCATTAGGACAGTATCTAATCTCTCTAACTGTGTCGTGTTCTGAGTCATACACCGTCACTCCTTTTTGAGGTAACATAAATACAATACCACCACCCTTGATGATTTCATACTCTGTATGATACACTTCTTTTTCTACGTGCTTAATTAGCCTCTTCTTAGTTTTCTTAGGCGCTTCAACCGTTTCCTGAGCTGCTACAGGCTCTGAAGCCTTCGTAGCTGTAGGGCGCTTAGGAGCCCTTCTTGTTTTTGTTTCTTCCATGTTAAAATGAATTAAAAATTATATAAATTAAATAAATCCTGTGCTAGCTGTGAAGCTGCAGCAGATCCAATATCTTTTTTGATTACACCAAATCTAGCTAAAGATCCTTTATATGGTGCGTCAGTAACAACAGGCGAGCTGTTAGCCGTACCTATTCTTTCTATTAGTAGAGCACCGTCCGTCATATTATCTTCAGAAAGATTATAGTCTGTGTCTTTTTGAGTCTTCGCTGGTATTTGCGCTATAATCTCTCCATCAGTGTGATGTAAAAATATGTTTGACTTCTCGTCTCTTCTTATAACCACAACCTCACACGACTCTTCGTTAGCGCTTATCCCAGCTTCTGTAGCTACAGGAAACGGCCTTGTTGTATTCGCAGAGGCTACAGCTCCAGTTCTACCACTATGCCTTAAGGTAATCTTATCCTCTGCTGGTCCGCTTTTAGAAACGCCTCCATCAGACGGAAGAAGAACAGGATTAAAACACAGCCCAACAGTCTCTCCTGCATCGTCACCATAAAGTAATGCTGTAATTTTTCCTTTAGTTAATGCAGGGTTGAAAACAGCATAGAGTGTGTACGCTCCTTCTGCAGAGAAGCCGTTAGGAACATCCAATGATCTACCTCCTGCAAATAAATTTATTGATCTAGTTCTAAACCCAGCAGAGCTAGAAGAATCCTGAACAACAATAGGGTCTGAACTTGAGGCCGTATGGGTAGACCCCAGTGTACCAAAGTTTCTCCAGCTTGTAACATTAGCTCCAATAGCATAGTCTGCTAAGCCTTCATGATTGAAGTCTAGTTCTGGCAGGTTATCTAAACCAAAGAATATTTCACCGATTGTTCCTTGATATTCTGTTGCTGCATCACCTGTACTAAGCTCACCACTGATTATAGATACTGGTTTAGATCTAACAACAGCAGATATATCTTCTGGAGAATCAACAACAGCTTTATTAAATGTAGACTCTCCTTTCGTTACGTCGAATCTCATTACGTTACCGCCTGATGCAGCTCCAATAAATGATAGTATGTTCTCTATTAGTGCAACCTCTTCACCAATATTACAAGACACCGTTACGTTTGTCTTCTCGACAGCCTCCCCTTCGAATAAGCTTTGCTCTTCGTATAGAGATGTATCAGTAAACGTTATATTGATAGAGCCTTCCGCTGCAGTGATGTAAGATAAGTTATCTACTGGTACAGCAAATGTACTTAAATCAACACCTGTGTCTGATGATCTTCCGCTGCTTGGATTAGCAGCTTCTCTTACGAATAGAAAAAACTTCTTCATTAAACGTCAGTGTTTATAACACAAGATAAAATATCTGGGTGAGAGAATGTGCTGTTTACATCGTCACAAACCACAATGACAGAATCCTTACCTAAGGATATTTCTTTTGCTAAGGCTGTCATTACTGCTTGCTCAGTGTCTGCAGTTATAGTCAAGGTAACTAAATCTGTTAGGTGAGCAGTACCTTTTGTACTAGGATGAAATCTAAGCTTGAGTGTAGCGTTTGCATCGCATACCATCGACTGCAGGTATTCTGCAGGGAATGTGGCTGAGTCGTCAGCCGCATCAATAAACTGTAGGTACTTCTTCATTCTAGTTAAATAATGGCAAATATACGAAAGAATAAAAAAGGGGCCTAAGCCCCTTTCTTTTAGCATTGATTATTTATTAATCAAGCATTAGGTAGTATAAAGAAACTTCATATCTGCTATTACCATCAAGAGTAATAGCGTGGTCAGTTGTCTTAACGTTAACATATAAAGTTCTGTCAGTAGCAGTGTATCCAGCTGCAGCAGCAGGTGCTGCTTCATCTCCAGTACTAAAACTCGTGAAAGTAAGACCAGTACCGCCCTTCAAGTCTAAGAAGAAGTTTGCAGGTACGTCAGTAGCTCCACTGGCAGCGTCAATAATAGAATCGACAGCATCTGCGATAATCTGGTTACCAGAAGATGATGTTCCAACTTCGATACCAATTGAGCCTCCAGAAGCAATAGTTACTTTGTCGATAGTTCTAAAGTGAGCCCCAACAACAATGCTGTTCGCAGGTTGATCAAGTTCACTAATAACTTCAGCGTTTTGAACGTATCCACTGTCGACCAATACTCTAGCTCTTTGTATGTTTCCTCCTTGTAAGTGTTTGTATTCAGCCATAATTATGTAATATTATGAAGCTAAGAACGAGAGCCCGAAGGCTCTCATTCATAGTCTCAGATTAATTATCCCTTGATGATAACGTGCTGGTTAGCAGCACGAGTTACAAGACAGCATTCAGAACGGTAGTGGAAAGTCGCTACGTCACGACCAGCATCACCGTTGTTGTTGTGTCCAAGAACTCCACCACCAGTTACCCAGTGCTCCATCTCACGAGAGTATCCGTTAGCCTCTTTGTAGTACATAGCTAGAGCAGGAGACTTAACACCTGTACGAGCATCAGCTACTTGAGACATTGGAACCATAGCACCTTGTAAGAAGTTAGTAGCACCAAGAAGACTAGGATCGTTTAGAAGCTTCCAGTCATGCTTATGGAAAGTATATCCACCACGAGTGAATGACTTAAATCCAAGCTTCACAGCCATATCAGCGTCGTTGTTAAACGCACCGAACTGACCAGCTAAACCAGCAGTAGTTGCAGTAGCAACACCTGAAGCAAGCATATCATCAATAGCAAGATCCTGCTTTCTGTTTACGTACATAGCGTACTCAGAAGGAGCACCGTTCTTATCCAACTCAAGAATGATATCGTCAAACTCAGCAAATGAATCAAGAGGGTTAGCGTTAGCGTTAGACACTACGATACCTCTGCCTTCCACAGCTGAAATGTAACCTTCTGAACCAAGACCTGCGTCCTGTGCGTTAGCTAAACCTTGTCCAGCTCCGTCAGTCCAGTCGTTATCGTTTCCTGATTCAGAGAACAGCATCATCATTTCACGACGGTCTTCAAAGCGCTTACGTGCTTCTTGCTCACCGTACATGAACCATCTGTATTCACCGCCACCGATGTTTACCCATCCGATGTTAGTTGCTTGTGATCCATTTACTTGGAAACGATCCTTTACAATCATGAATGGATTCTGACGCTTAACCATATCAGCATCAGTGAAGTGATTTGGTTGCTCAGTTCCCTGACCGTAAAGATTACCAAGATGAATGAAAGCACCTGTATTAGCACCAGAGTAGTTGTCTGTAGCTGTAGCTCCGTCTAGTGAAGCAACTGTAGCAGTAGTAGAAGTTGTTGGATCAGCTGCCGAAGTAGCGATTACAACATATCTACGGCCATCAGTAGTATCCATAATAACGTCGTTAACACCGATAGCGTTAGATCCAGCATCGTAGTTAAGAGTCGCTTGATCGCCTGAAACTCCAGAAACACCTGAAGAGTTTACCGCAACTAAACGGTGACGACGACCTACCTCGTGGTAACGTACTTCATCAGATGTACCTCCAGCTTGAATAGCTCCTGTCATTTTTAGGAATCCAGTGATGCCTTGCTCACCGTAAGTTTCTACTAATTCTGGGATTACGAAATCCTTGTTATGGTCTAGTAGAGTACCAATTGTTGTGTAAGTTTCTGGCGTTAATCGCAGGTCTGCTGGAGCTCCGTCCACACCACCTGCCGCCGCAGCAATAGTAGCCATTATTTCTTAATGTTTTAGATTTTAAAAGTAAGTTTGTTTGAGTTATTACTCATTAGATTTTTCAACTGAGAAGCCAAAGGATTTTCCGTTTGAGGAGTTTCCTGTGGCGCTCCAGAAGAGATGTTAGCTGCATTGTTCACGATACCTCTTTGACCATCACTCATGCCTTGTCTGTAAGCAGACGAAACAATTTTGTCGATGTTGTCAACCACAGTACGGTGAGAAGACAGCGTTTCATAATCCCAACTACCGTCTTGACGGATGTAGGGATCAAAGTAATTTTCTAACTGAGAGTTCTTCTCAATTAGTTGTGATCTGTAATCGTCATCAATACCGAAAGAAAAGTTGTTGCCATTACCGAGGTCGAATTCTAATCCCTCCATCTGGCCAACTTCAGCTTCCATGTCTGAAATCCAATTAGCATCAATCACACTCTCAGCTTGCGGTTGAGAACTAACTTCAGGAGCCATGTAGGACTGTCTCAGTCCTTCAATACTTTGTTTAGCTTTCTGAGCGTCAATCTTCATTTGAAGTTGAGAAAGCTTAATCTCTTCATCCGTGTGGATGTCGGCATCAAGCTTGTATTTGCTTCCGATGAGTAAGTCTAGTTCGGATCTAGAAAGATCAGGGTATTGTCCAGCCATGTCTACACGAATAGCAGTCATATCATCCATCTCGGATGTACTTAACTGCTGGTATGCAAACCAGTCTTGTGGAGTTCTACCAGTTTCTTCTACGAACTTAGCAATAGCTTCAACTCTCTCATCAAGAGCATTTTGTTGAGGAGTAGACAAAGCGTCTAAAGAAGTAATGTCTCTACCAAGCCTCTCGCTTAAGTAACTAAAGACAGCTTCTTCTACGTCTGAATCAGACCACTCAACTGTTTCTTCCTGAGTAGGAGCTACCTGCTCAGAAATATTTTCTTGAGGCTGTTCCTCTGATACTACTGACTCTGGTTGAGCTTCAATAGTTGGTTCAGGAGTTACAGTCTCTTCAACAGCTTGAGGCTCCGTTGTTGGAGCCTCTTCTGTAGTTGTCGTTTCTGTTGCTGACCCCATAGAGCCAGCAAGATCTTGTGGGTTGTCGAATACTTCGAATCCACCGATTGTGTTTTTCTCTTCCATTATATTTTAATTGTTTTTTTATTATGCAGCTGGACCCCAGTAGGCAAGAATCTTACCACTAGCGATATCTATCGTATCCCACTCACCGTAAATAGTAAGTCCTTTAGGGAAGGTAGTACCAGTAGTAACGTAGTTACCTTTACCGTCGTAGTCATTGTCAGTACCATCAGTACCGAAAGAACCTCCAGTAGTACTGTTATCGACAGCCTCCAACTGAGTGAAGGTTGTGTCTTCTAACATTGTTACCGCAATGAACACGAATCCAGTAGGACAAGTTAAGTCTTGACCAGTAGTGTCTAGATGCGCTGATCCGAACTGTCCGAACGTTGCTTTGTTCTGAGCTGCTGGGTTTGTTATCTTAGCCATATCCTAATTATTTATGATCCTGAACCTCCGAAGATTACTGATGAGTTATCGTTACCAAATACTCCGTATTCAACCATACTGTCAACTTTCGTTGCGTAAACAGCGTAAGTCTTATCTGGTGATAAAGGAATAAATGCAAACTCACCACCTCCAATCTTTGCAGATAAAGCAGTGTCGCTTTCAGTTTCGTTACGTAAGTAGATGTAGTTCTCTAAAGACTCATCTAAGTTCTTGATGTAAAGGTATGCTCTGTCGCTTTTGTCGTTTGCTAGATACACGATCATATCGTTTGTATCAGCAGCCGTACCCTTTACTTTAGCTCTCAGCAAGCTGCCACTATCTACAGATAATGCTGATTGCGTAGTTAGATCTAGAGCGCTACTAAGAACGTCTAGAGAACTGACTCTTAGATTTACTGTTAATGTAGCCATTAGTCTTCAAAGAATAGTGCGTACTCAATAGTCATATTAGACGCAGATGTATCAATGTCGATGTCGTTAGTTCCGTCCCAAGGGAAGAACGCCCAGTCTCCAGCGTATAACCTACCAAGCGGTAAGTTTCCAGATCCAAGCTCTAGATTTATATATTCACTAGGAGTAGTAGAAAGATTTCTAACGTAAACTTTGTGAGCAGTATTATCAGAGTATGAAGCCGCAGCAAATAAAAGAGTTGCTGTTTGAGCCGAAGAATAAAACTTACGAGCTACACCCGTAGTTTGAGACACTCCTGTGTTAGTTCCTGCATTCGTAAGAGTAGCAGTAACAGACAGATTCAACACATCACCTGTTAGGTCAGCACTTGATAGTGTAAGTTGTGCAGTTGTTGTTGCCATGATTTATAGTTGTTTTTGCAAATATAAGGATTATTTCTTTTTGCCTTTTTTAGCTCGTATCTTAGCAGCTTCACGTTTTCCAAAAGCGCTCTTAACACGACCCATAGCCCAAGCATGTTGAGACGTCTTAGGTCTGTTACCAGAACTCATATACGCAGCAAGGCCTCTACGGTACACTTCTTTCTGTGCAGCGTCAAGGCCAGCCATTCCGCCTTTCTTGAACTTCTTGACTTTCATTACTTATTCTTTGCTAGAGCAGCTTCCATCTTTTTACGTTGAGCTGGATCTTTTGCAAGGGCGTCAACTAAGCTTCCACCATCCTTAAAAATTTTACCTCCGTAAGCGAACATAGGCATGTCTTTCTTTCCACCACCCATGTATTTTTTCATCTTCATTTTCATAGTTGTAAGTTTTTAGATTTTATCGCGTTGTTTCATAAGCTCTTTTAGTCTGGCAGCTACAGCAGGAGGGAAGCCTTTCTTCTTTCGTTTAGCTTTTGTACCTCTATGCTTTTTGTAGATATCACTAATCTGCTTCATTAGCTTCTTACGTTTCTCTACATTAGAACTACCACTTGTATATTTCTTATTGAACTTCATTACTTCTTTGGGTGTGAAGCTGTCTTGAATTTAGCTTTAGCTACTGCTCCTGCGTGAGGAACGTAGTCACCTTCCATAAGGTAGTATCTACCAGACTCTTCCATCCAGTGGTAACCCTTTGGTGGATTTACAGAAATCTTCTTGTTAGAGATCTTAAGCTTACCTCCTTTCTTGTACTTCTTTACTTTCATTACCACTTAACTTTATCAGCCCACCATGCAGCAGACATTTTACCTCTCTTTATATTCTTAGCGTGTCTAGCCTTGAAGCTTTTGCGTTTTGCTTTCATACGTGCAGACTCTCCAGCTTTAGGCTTCCCAGCCGTGCCTTTTACAGTACCGACCTTTTTACCTTGCTGTCCGAATCTAATCAGTTTAATCTTATCGCCTTCCTTAGCTACAACTACGTGTGACTTCGTTGGGTGATTAGGTGTACGTTTGGCTCTGTTGTAACCGCTTACTCCAGCTCTAGCTAATCTAGGATCTTTTTTCTTTGCTTTCATTAGAACCAGCTTATAAGTATTTCATCCACAGCGCTTTGTACCTCTTCCCGTGAAGTTTCTAACTGCATCATAATATTCCCCTGAAATCTTTCTACCTCCTCTCCGTCGTTAAAGATTATGACAGTAGGCACTACAACAATCTTATGTTCTTGCTGAAGATCAGGGCTTGCAAGTATGTCTACTCTTTTACCTTTGCAATCAGACAACTCCTCAATCCAGTCTACACTATTAACTTTATTAAATGGTGCGTTGAACTCAACAACACAGATGCCATTTTGCGGTATAGAACCAGCAAAAGACAGCATAGAAAATAAAGATATATAGAGTGCTGCCTTCATTACTTTAGTTTATCTATTTTTTCCTCAATACGAGTAAGATCACTCTTTAGTTCTGAAACATCCTCTTGCGTCGTCATAATAGTTTGACGAATCAATTGGTCTTTCATATCAAACTCCATGCGAGTTACATCTGGCGGTAATGGCTCTGGTAATTCTTTAGCTAAAGCTATGTCTGCTTGAAGAGCAAACCACATCCCAATAAGGGCTGCTAGCCCTGCTGCACCCAGCCCTATTGTTTTAAGGTCTAGGGTTACTTTAGTATCTTCTCCAATTTGTTGAGCCATCAGTATAATTGATAATTTAGTCCTACAGAAAAGTCATGCCATTCACGGTTCCAGTATCTGTTATACTTTCCCTCTAAGAAAACGCCAAGACTCTTGTTTAATCTCCAGCCAAAGATAAGGCCAAATCCATAATCGATCCATTGCTCGTCACCAGTCGTCTGGAAGTACGAGTACTCACCGCCTGTGTTCAAGTGGTAGGGCATAACACTAGCCCAGCTGTGTGTCCAGAAATCCTTAGTGTAATGGTAGAAATCATACCCCACGACCAAAGAGTAGTTCCACTGATCTGGCAGTTCGTTTCTCTTTTTATTTGTGTAGTCTCTCAGAACCTCTGGTATCACCACCTGCTCCCATACATCGATGCTGTTCGCTACTAAGGTACCGTCTGGAGCAAAGTACTCACCCTGCTGTACATCTATAGTGTACCCTTCTTCAATAGCTAGATTAGTGTAGTGTAGATTACCGTTAAACAATAGCCAATCCTCAAGAGGATCGTAACCGTAAGGCTCTGATATTCTTTCAGCCACACCGATGTTCAAGCTAAACTTCTTGTTGATGTTTAGTCTGTATCTCTGTGAAGCCTCGAAGTATCTTACGTCTGCGAAACCATCCTGTAAGTATTCAGTCTTTACAATCCAGTGCTTCGCTACGTATCTAAGAAAGTAGTCTTGATCTAAGAACTCTCTACCTTGTTGTCTTCTCCAATCAGCTTCGAATAAAAACTCAAAACCATTAATTCTACCTATAGTTGCTGCGTCACTGTAAGATCTTTCTGTACCGTCGTAGAATACGTTTGCACGGTTTTCATATCCGAATCTAGCTATCTTTCGTACACCAGCAGTTATAGAGTAGTCGAATGGAGTCTCCATTATGTCGGTTTGTAACCCGCCGATAACAGAATAAATCTTATCATCAGCTACAGAGTTACCACCACTGACAGCAGTGTAGAATGTAGCACCTCTGAAAACTTTCTTTAATGATTGACCTTTAGCTTGAGTTGACCCTAGCAGAAAAACTACCAGCATCAATAGAGCATACACAACTGCAGTTAAGTCCTTCTTCTCTGTCATTAGATTTCAAATCCGAAGTTGAAGACCATAAGTCTAAACTTCTTATTAGTACATCCTTCTTCGCAGAATAGGCAAGCCTTAACTTCAAGTACAGTAACAGTACCTAGTCTAAGGTTAAGTTCGTACTTGCTCTTTTTGTTTGTAGCCTTCCAGCTGTTTATCCAATTAATCATGATTTGATAATTTTTTGGTTGATAATAATTCCGTTATATAATACAATAACCTCGTACACTCCGTTAGGGAGCTCTCTGAGGTCGATAATAGTTTCTCTAGTGTCAGCTACTACAAGTTGACCAAATGCGTTGTAAACTCTTGTAATAGACCCCTGTGGCGCCTGTATGTTTAAGAAGCTGTTTGTTGGGTTAGGGTAGATAGCAAAGTCTCTAACGTTGTCAGTAGGTATTCCTAATGGCCATCCTTGATTGCAGTAGTCATATAAACTAACACACGAACCATCCCATTCAACCTCACAGCAGTAAGCGTCTATTTCGATAACCCAAGCAAAGCAAGAGTCGTTTAACCAGTAACCGTCTCCGTATGGTTCTCCTAGTCCAGTAACACAGTCCTCAGCTTCGTACAAACAATTCTCGTTATCTGCTACATTAGCTAGTGGATCAAAGTTGTATGCATCTAAGTCCATACATCCTGCTACTGGATCAATGCAATTTCCGTTATCGGTATTAGCGTTCTCATCGTAGTTAAGTGCTAGTGGATCCATACATCCGTAGATGTATTCAATACAGCTACCGTTGTCTGTATTGGCGCTAGGATCGTAGTTAAACATCGTAGGATCAGTACACCCAAACGCTACTTCAATACACTCACCTGCATCAGTAGCAGTAGCGTCGTAGTTGAAAGCGGTCGGGTCTTGACAGCCTACTACCTCTAGCTCATCACAGATACCGTCACCATCAGTATCGTTGATACAATGATTCATACAGTCATAGTATTGTACAGGGTATGTACACTCAGTATTCGTGTTAGCTTCTTCGTCGTAATCACAAGCTACTGGATCAGTACATCCGTAGATGTGAGGAATACACCCATCTCCACAGAATGGAGTGAAGTGGTATATCGTCCACTCTGGAGTAGAGAATGGTTGTAGTGCGCTTTGTCCGTTGTTAATGAATGGATTATCACCTTCCGTTAGAAGCGTGTCACCGTTTTCATTCAGGACAAGTATAGAGTTGTGAAGAGTCTGGAAAGCAAGCTCCTGTGGAGACTGCTGCTGAGTACCAGCTTGGAAGTAGTATACGTCAACCTCTTCATCAGAGTCTAGCGTTAGCTCCCACGTATGAGAGAACTCATTAGGGCTTACACTGAATAACCACTGCTGATCGCCTTGCACCATGCCGATAGTAGATGCTCCCCATCCGTCACCAGCGTCATCCTCAAGTATAATCTCAAGAGTACAAGGACTGTCGTAGTCAGCTATAGTAGCAAGACTATCGTAGTTCAAGGCTGTTGGATCTACACATCCCCAAGTATGCAATGTCATACAAGTGTCTTGAATAGTAGCAAGTGGGTTATAATCTACGTAGTCGTCATCCATACAGCCAACCACATCTGGATCTGGCTCACATGGTTCAGTGAAGATAGGACCAGAGTACATAACGATACCATCCCATTCCTCAAACGCTAAGTCCTCAAGCTCCCATAGAATGCTATCGCATGAAGTAATTACACATGCTCCATCCTGACCGCCTGACGCAGAACCATTTAGTCCATCACCGAATAAGTCGTATAGGATTAACTCAAAGCCTAGCTCCACACAAAAATCATAAGTGTATGTCAGCATCTGATCGCCGAAGTTGTACTCGTTAACAAGCACCTCGTGATAAGGCTGTCCAGTTGATAGGTTTACTAGCGTGAATCCAGTTTCGTTAGGCCATGTATCAAGAGTAAGCTCCATAGTTACTAGAGCCTGATCCTCATTACACGATACAACATTACAACTTCCGTTATCTATGTTAGCCCATGGATTGAAGTTGTTAGCTAAATCATTCGTACATCCGAACACAGGGACTTCGCAAGGCTCAAGAGTAAAGTCAACTGTATCTGCAGCTGTGTTAAACTCAAAGTTTGCTTCGTACAATCCGCAGAAGTTCTTCAGCTCGTAGTTACCCTCACCGAACTCACAACATATACCGTCACCAAAAACATCACTAATGATGAAAGTGTAATCACCTGCTGGTAAGAAGACTGGTGTAGTTAGATATTGATTAGGCTGATACTGTGGGCTTGTTACAAGAACACTATCGTCTTGCATAATGACCCAAGAAGTTTCATTTGGATATTGATCAGCCTGTACAGCTACATCTAGCCAGCTACCTTGACCTAAAGCTGAGGTTAATGTAAATAAAGATAAAAGGTTGGTAATAAGTAATTTACGAATCATCTTAAAGAGTTTACAGAGTGAGTCACCTCTACTTGTATTGTCGATCTACTAGGTGTTGCTGTTATAGCTGAAGGTAAAGATGCGGTTGCGTTTACTACGGTTGCTTCAGACACACCGATAGATCCTGAAGATATAGAAAGTGTTACATCCATGATTAAACGTTACTAGCGTCGCTATTAATTACAAAGCTTCCAGTAAGTATAGTTGTTGCTTTGTTAGCAGAGTCTACATTGTTAGCAGCGTTTGTATCAACGTACTGAATATCATACTTGTATCTACCGCTATCTACAGCTTTCATATCTGCAGCAGAAGCTTCAAACTTTACGATACCAGTAGCATCACTTGATGTAGTATCTGATGTGTCAGTTATAGAAACTGATATCTCAGCCAGTCTATCTGCAGACTCTTCGAGCCCATCAGTAGCTAGTGCAACTACAGCTGGGTTAGCTTTTGTTACCAGCATAAAGAATGTAGCTTCATTACCACCGTGAAGATTAATAGCGCTACCGCTTGAATCCTTCAATGTTAATGTTAAGCTAAAAGAATCACCTCGTCTGCATGTGATGTCAAGATTCTTTGATATGTCTAAGTTTACTCTAGCCATTATTGTTCTAATATATCTTCGATTATTTTTTCAGCGGTTTCGTTAGACTCATTCTCTAACTCACCTCTTTTTCCCTGTCTTTGAGATATTAGCTTGCTTTGTTCTTTAGCTTGCTTTTTAACTCTATTGTCTTTTCTATCCTCTTTTAGCACCTCAATCTTTTCTTTGAACTCTTGATCATCAGTCTTAAATCCTAATGTAGCCTGCGCTCTGATCATTTCAATCTCCTTTTGTAACTGATGACGAGCCTGAGCAACCTGAATATCTAGCTGAGCTTTCATCTGTAGCTTTTGAGCTTCTATCTGAGCCTCCATTTGCATCTCTTGCTGTCTAGCTTGAGAGGCCGCCTGAGAAGCTTGTTGAGCTTGCTGCGATTGAACTTGAGAGTTTTGCATAGCTTGATCCTGCATTCTCTTTATTCTCTTCTTACGTCTTACCACAAGAAGTCTTTCAGCTTGATTTATATCCTTAAGGTTTCTGATGGCAATAGCATCTTCAATATCTAGCTCTTTCTGTTGCAAGGCTATTTGAATATTCTGCTCCAGATACGCCTTCTCTTTATCTTCCATCTCCTTCTGTACAGTGACACCGAAGTTAAACATTGGTAGGTCACTGAAAGAACTTAGAACATTCATATTAGATTCACCAATAGCGTTTTGGTAGATCTTCATTAGTACTGAGTTAGGTGGTATAATCTGCAAACACTTAACGATGTCAGAGCAAACCTTCTTGAACAGAATCATAGATGCATTTGTAATATCATATATAGCATTGTTACCTGCAGCAATAGCCTGTTCTCTAACACCAACAAGTGCATCACCCTTAGGAGTAGATGCATCCATCGCTTCGTTAATTCCTGTAGTATCTCTGATAAGTCTCAGGTAGTGATTGTAGATACCAATAAGCTCATTGATATTACGGATGCTGTTTCCTATTTCACGTACAGGTGGGTTTTGGAAACCTCCTTCTGGGTTCTTACTTCTGTAGTAGAATACACCTGTCTGCTCGTAGATGTCGTGTAACTCTAACGGTTGTAACTCACCACCCTTACCGAGCTGGACATTCTCTAGTCCTTCAATGTCAATGATAAGTCCATCAGGCTTTGCTTTAGCGATTGCTTGCTGAAGCTTCAGGTGTGTGATCTGCAGCATATCTGCAAAACCTATACAGCTATCTACCATAGACTTAGGCATCATGTTTCTGAAGTTCGTTGCGACTACAGAATACCCTAATCTAGTTCTACCTATGTCGTGCATATTTCTAGGCACATTAGTCTTAAGGCCGTAGTTAAACAGCTTCTTAGCACCTAGCACATACATGCCTCCGTACACAGTTTCAATATCCATGCGGTGAGGCTTTCTTTCGAACACGCCTCCAGTCTTCTCCTTGTAATTAAACCCCTCATAAAAGAAGTTTACATTACCGTATCTATTTTCTTTTTCTTCAAAGTGCATACAGTCAACAGAGATAAACTCGAAGTCTAGTACTTCAATTCTATACTCATCATAACCATATGAACTTCTATTGTTTACAGAGTCGTGATGAGTTCTATAAAAATTAGACGTATCCTGAGACTTACTTCTTGCTGCTTCTATTGCAATACTCTTGTACTCCTCTTCTGTAAACTTATCTCCTGCAATACGCTTAAGTTCAAGAATAGTCATATTTTTAATATGACCTGCATATACCAAATCCCCAAAGCTTGGATCTTCTGTGTAGCTATGAACGAATGTAGCTGGATCAACGTAGTCTGTCTTGATTCCGTAGCTAGGATCGTTTGTTCTTCTAGTAACACATATACCAATATCTACTAAGTCCTTTACGTTTCTTCTGTAGATGCTATCAGTAAAGTTGTTCCAAGATAGAGTTAAGTTTGTACCAATCTGAGCTGCAATCTCAGCGTCAGTTTTAATGTTGGTGTCTAAAAAGATATCCGCTTCCTCTAATGTATCGGGCAACTTGTCTGGATCTTCATCTAGTACAAGGCCTCCAGTCTCCTGCTTTAGATCCATAAGATCTTCTTTTACAGCAACTTGAGTTTTAATTCGCTGCTTCTCTTTGTTCTTTTCAGAAGATGAAAGAGGATCGATAGCCTCAAGGTTTGGATATGGGTTGCGAGACAAGATCTTGTTTGTAACGACTCGAGCAAACTTAGGAAGGATAGGTACTGGAGTGAAATCCAAATTAACTAAACTACCGTCTGCGTTGTTCGCATCAAGGTTCGTTAAGATCTGCTTATAGATGTTTGTATCTTGAGTTCCGTTAGCGTAATCTCTATTCCTATCGAATATCTTATTACGCTTACTAATCATAGAACTAGCATTATGTCTTGTACCCCACTGTGACTCAATGGCTTTTGCATATTGCAGTCCGTAAGCTTCTTGAGACTTGGCTTGCTGTGGTGCAAGCGCATCAGGGAAGCCTGACTTTTTCTTATTACTATTATACATCAAGGGATTCTATTTTTGCAAATATACTAAATCTGCTGTTTTCAAGAGATTGGCTTATATCTCCTAAAGAACTTCTTCTCATTGAAGTTGCTTGGCTTTTTCTTTTGCTTGACTTTTTGCGCACCAAGTAGGGCCAAACCTGCACTGATAGTCAAGTCAAACTTTGTTCTGTTTGTGATGTTAAATCCAATCCAGTCTTCTAAAGTTCTGTTAAAATACATTCTACCCATCTCACCAGTTTCTCTGTTGAATCCTACGTGATTGTGTATGTATGCTTCTATGGCGTGAGCATGAGCTTGTATTACATCGTTAGAGTTAGAAGGTATACCTTTTGTCTTTACGTTAACCTTAGAGTTAGGTGAAGATAAGTGCGCAGGCCTACCAAGTAAGTAACCGTCGTAACCCCTTGATTCAAAGTGTCTTGCGATACCGTACTTATTGTTCTCGATTAATATTGGGTAACCGTAAAATACAGAAGCCATCAATACATCTTCGTAGAAGATTTTAGCTAGAGGTGGACGAGACGCATACTCCAATACAAACATATTTGCTGGATGCTCCATATGAAATTTGTTGTAAAGGTGTAACGCTCCCTTTGACCCTCGTCCGTCGACGGTGGCGTCAAGGTCGTAGGAGTCGACGCCTCCCACTCCTAGCTCTGCATTCGGTGGTACAAGCTTTCCTCGCTCATACTTCTTTATGTTTCTTAATTCTTGTGGTGGCATCCAAGCTACTCTAAACCTGCCTTGCGGATCTGGTTTAAATACTACCTCGGTATCAGCCACACCATTCTTCCAAACAAAGTTTCCTACTACTACAGGGTTTGGAAATAGTTCATCATTATGTTGTATCTGTTCGTATATCTGACCGATGTTAAATAGGCTACCATCAATACTATCTCTGAATGCTTCATCCTCTGTGAAAGGAAACTGTCGAGTAACCTCGTTAAGCTCTGATGGATCGTCTTTGAGGCTGTCTCTTTCATTCTTCAGGAAAGTCTTTGATCCGAATATAATGTCTTCACCATCTAGCCCTTCTATGACTGAAGTAGGATCTTCTGCAACAGGATGTCCATACTTATCGAAAAAACCCTCAAGCGAATCATACGCAGGAATAAACAGCCTGTACAAACCAGATCTAGTTCTTCCGTTAGAATTTCTTTCGTCTGGATTAGAGTCTTCCCAAAGATCTTTGTACTCCTTACCTCCCTTATCCATAGGGTTTACGGTACTGCCTACCAGCGCTTTACCAATAATCTTTCTACCTACAATCAAGCAGGTTCTCTGTATCCTCCAAGCATCTCTTATATCTGTAGGCTTCTCCCACTTACCTGCCTCATCGAGGTACATGATATGGAGTTTTTCACCATCGTATGCGTTATTGGTTGTGTTCTTCCAATTGATTACGGTATTGAGTGCTTCACCTATCTGAGATGTTTTATTGTTTTTAGTTATGCGCTTCGATGGTTCACGGAACGCTAACTCCATACGTGGGTTAGTCGTACCATCCTGAATAGGTTTGAAAAAGAATGGGTAGTTACGGAACATATACACCACCTTTTTCATGAAGATATTCTCCTGAGCATCCTTACCAGTTTTCGACTGTATGCCAAGAAGCTTATCTTTGACTTGCGTCGCTTCATCAACAAGTACAGAAGAGCAGATATTAGTATAACCAGAACGACGGCACTTAGTGTAAAGCTGACCAATACAACGTGGATCAGCTTCGCACGCAGCCATATGTAAAAAGATCTCACGTTGAAAGTTTAAGAAGTTAGGATATCCGATGTCTAGCTTGGTCCACTGAAGCATCATGTAGTGCCTCCCCGTAATATATGTAGGTGTACCGTTGTTATAAAACCAAAAGCCCTCACGCCTACGCCTAAACTCTTCTTCGATATATGGACGAAACTTCTCTCTGAACTCCCTTGGCATTTCAGCCCACTCATCCATAGAACGAACACGAGACAGTTCCTTCGGCATAGATATCCTCTCCCACATTTGCAGAAGCTTTGATTTGCTATGTCCTTGAATTTGTTTCTTAGGCGGCCTTTTCGGAAGACAAATGAGTAGCCCACCGAGTTCGATAACTTCACCCTCCGTACCACTGGGACAAATCTTAACAGCAGGTTCTTCATAATCTTTAAGTTCAAGTAGGGCCGACATATCTTATTCCTGCATAATTGACATAGTGCATTCCGTTAGTAGAACCATACCTGCGATAGATACAGCATTCTCTAGCGCCACACGAGTTACCTTAGCTGGGTCTACAACACCCATCTTCAGCATGTCTCCGTACTCACCAGTCTTAGCATTGAATCCATGTCCACGAGGTTCAGCTAAAGTTTTTAAGTGAACTTCTTTAGGATCATACCCAGCGTTCTTTGCTATCTGCATAAGCGGAGCTTTCGCTGCTTCAGCTAAGATAAACATCCCATTTTTTTCTCCGTCTGGTAGCGTACTTTCGTCAACAGCATCATATACAGCCTGCATACATGCCACGCCACCACCTGCAAGAACACCTTCTTCAACAGCAGCTTTTGTTGCAGCTAGAGCGTCGTCTACTCTATCTTTCTTTTCCTTCATCTCTACTTCTGTAGCAGCACCAATCTTTAGTACAGCTACCCCACCAGCGAATCTAGCAAGCCTATCTGTTTCTTTCTGTTGGCGTAACTCGTTAGCTCTTGTTTCAATAGCTTCAGAATCACCTTTACCGTTTACGATAGTTGTGCTGTCTTTTGTAATAATCACCTTATCAGCTTCACCTAATTGACTTAGACTTACTGAGCTGTAATCAACACCCATTTTTTCAGATATAACAATCCCATTGGTAAGGATTCCAATATCTTCTAGGATGCTAGTTTTATTGTCACCAAAGGAAGGTGCTTTGATCGCAGCAACCTGAATATTTCCTCTCACTCTGTTTACTACTAAAGAACTAAGAGCCTCACCTTCTACGTTTTCTGCAATTAGAAGAAGCGGTCTGTTTGCTTTAGCTGTTAACTCAAGAGCTCGAATTATGTCAGACATTTTGCTTACTGTTTGGTCTACCAGCATAATAAATGGGTTGATAAGTTCAGCCTCCATCTTTTCTGGGTTAGTAGCGAAGTAAGGACTTAGGTACCCTCTATCGATCTTCATGCCCTCTACAACATCTATAGTTGTGCTCATACCCTTGGCTTCTTCTACAGTAATAACACCTTCTTTACCAACCTTAGACATAGCTTCTGCTATTAAGTCGCCAATCTCTTTATCGTTGTTAGCAGAGATCGTTGCAACTTGTGCAATTTCATCACTATTAGAACCTACTGGAGTGCTGTTCTTCTCTATAGATTTTATAGCTGACTGAAGCGTTATATCCATACCTCTTTTAATATCGATAGGAGAAGAGCCCTCAAGGACTTTCTTCATGCCCAGTTCGATTAGAGATTGTGCTATAACGGTTGCTGTAGTAGTACCGTCTCCAGCTACGTCGGATGTTCGTGACGCTACCTCCTTTACCATTTGAGCGCCCATGTTCTCTACAGGGTCTGGTAGGAAAACTTCTCTAGCAACACTAACCCCATCTTTAGTTACATGAGGTGCACCGAAACTCTTCTGTATCACTACGTTACGTCCCTTAGGTCCAAGTGTTACTTTAACTGCATTAGCTAGAGCATCAACTCCAGCTCTAAGCGAAGCCTTGGCTTCGACGTTGAATTTAATTTGCTTTTTCATTTTAGTATTTATTTAGAAAACCTTTCGGCAAAACCACCGCTGTAGTCACCGCCTTGATTTATCTCACCGTTGTTCTTGAGGTCTTTTACCATTTGCTCTAATCTCTGTCTCTCTATGATAAGCTCTTTACAGTCTGTAGCTGTCTGCTTGATAGATTGAAGCTCTGCTTTTCTAGCACTACCGTTGATTTCTGGATCAACAGGCTTCTTCACTTCTTCTATCATGTTGTTGATAGCTACCTCCATACTTCTCATAAGTCTTTCAGAAGCTGAGATAGTTGTAAACTTACTCTTGCTCATCTAAATCGTAAACCCATATAGGTGTCTTTTCTCCTATGTAGCTGCCACCAATGTTGTATTCGAAGTGCTCAATAGCATCCTCTATACTCATACCCTCTTCTACAAGGATATCAAGGACTTTACTTACACTGTATACAGCTGTAGCGTTTACACCAAATGTAATTCCGATAACAGCTTCGTTGAAGCCGTCAGCTAGTAAGCACTCGTTATCTGCGAGCTGCTCCCATAGTTCTTCTTTGTTCCACATATTTTATTCAATTATATACATTAGGTCGACTGCACGAGTTCTGAAGTACTCCTTACCGTCTATTTTTATTCTGTAGTCTCTGTTCTGTTTGAAGCCTACGATATCTCCCTGCTTCACTCCCATCTCCTTAGCTTCTTCACAAAGGTAAGCTACTTTCGCTGTGGTTGGTAATTTTTCCTCAAGAGAAACAACTTCGATAATACCCTTCTCTTCTTCCTCTTCTTCTATAGCTTCTAGAAGGCACCATCCAGCTAGGCATCTGATCTTACCATCCTTCTTGCTTTTGTAGGCGATAGCTTGGTTGCTTAACGCTACGTCTGGATCGTAGCTTACAACGAAGTGCTTGTCGTTACCTGTAAGCTTCTGTCCTTCGTTTAGTACAACTAGGTGGTGGAAGTATAGCTCGTCACCAACCTCTACCCCAGTATTATATCTATAAGGTGGGGATACCACAGGCCCTGATGTTACCCTGTTAGGGAACTGACCATTTTCGAATCTAGTGTCTATATATAGATTAAGACCTGAGTCAGTCTCTATCGTGTCGTTGATCTGCTTTTCCAGTTCAACAACGAATACATGTAAAGCTTTCATGGCTTAGAAGTTACAATCGTATTCTACAATACACGGCATTTCGTCGACAGCTTTCCATAAAACCTGTGCGTTGTCACTACCTTGTAGATATACTAGGAATCTTTTCTTACCATACTTGTGTAGATGTCTATCATCTAGCACTATAGTAGAGACTTTATTGTCTCCTGCTCTCATGCCTATGTAATATGCCATGGCATCCTTGGGATCTTTCCCAATGATAATCTTTCGTATTATGCCTTCCATTTTAATTAAGTGAGATACCAGTTCCGTCGAGAAGGTCGTCTAGCCCTTTATCGATATCGTTGTCTCTGTTAAATGTGTTATATATAAAATCAATTATTTGTTCTAGTTCTACCGCATCGTCTATTGAGTAGTGGTACAGTCCTTTAAACTCTTTGCTAAACTCGTCTCGGTCTCTCATTAGGCCACCTACCATGATACAAGCAAACTGTTCTTCTACCCCATGCTTTTCTACGAGGTCTTCAATCTGCTGATAAAGCTGCTGTAGCTCTAGGAAAAACTCTGTCTTATCCATATATTTGTCTATGCCTAAAAGTAAAGTTAAAAAGAAGAAACTCTTTCGAGACTTCTCGAAACTACCTCAAAGATACGTAAAAAGAAACTACTTAAAAAATCTTAGAACAAAGATACGTAGCTTCTGCAGAAAGAACGACATCTTCGAGAAGGAGCTTATGTTTATGCTATGGGCGTATGACCTAGAGTTCTGGACACTAGACTACGCTAGCAAAGACTACGACTACTCTAAGAACCATATAGGTGAAAGGCTGGTATTCCCTTTAGCTAATGAAGGGTACGTATATAAACACTTCGAAAAGCTAACTCCGTCTCAGACAATGGAGGATCACCTCTTCCGTGAAGAGACTAAGATGAATTACAGAGTAAGGTATGCGCTCACACAGAAGGCGAGATTGTTAGTGCAGTCTTTCTACAGAGATTTAGAAGCCTGAGACGTAGTATACACTGAAGTCGTCTCTCATCATTGTCTCTACTTGCTCTCTGGTATAAGCTATCTTAGAGTTGTACTTAGCTGGGATGTTGTCATACCCTACTAAGCCTGTATCATTAGACCCAGCAATTGTGTTTCTATTAGGTAGGTCTGCAGCCTCTGCAAGTATTTCGTCTCTATCTAGTATTACGTACTTCATATTAAGGTGTTGTTGAGCTGAATGCAACTGTTCCCTGAGCGCTTCCGTTACTTGTTCCAGCAGTATCTGTAAGATCGTCTTCGAATCTGTAGTATAACTCTAGTCCGTCATGGCCGCTTTCATCTTTCGGAGTACCGCTATTGTAGATGTCTGACACCTCACTAGCGGAAAGGGCTTTAGTGAAAGCAGCGAATTCATCAATTAAACCATCGAATCCACCAGAAAGACCCCAAGTTCCAGTGTTTAGAGAGGTACCATCAATACCCATCTCTATTCCACTAGAGGCAAACTGATTTGCGTTAGCTACACTCACCTTAAAGCCTGCTAAATAGGTGTGAGCAGCAGCAGATCCGTTTACGTAGAAGGTGATCTCTACGTTAGACCCACTGTAGTCTTGCACTATAGCAATGTGCGTGAAGTCTGATTGAGCTCCATCAGAAAATACCGCACTGTTAGTGCTTGGTATTGATATGTTTCCAATTCCAGTTCCGTTTGAGTACAACCACATCGTTAGTATCCCTGCGGTTGTTATGTTCAGGAAGGAAAAATCGGCAGATCCAGCATTAACACCAAATACTATCTGTGCTTGGGAGGGTATTCCATCATCAGGCTTAAGCCACATGCTGAAACTGTGAGAGCCTCTAAGTAGAGTCTGTGGATCGTAGTTTGTGTTAACACCATTAGAATTCGATAAATCACCATCTAAAGACTTCGTATTCGAATACGGTGCTGCGCTCTGTACGTATGGTAGTGTTGATATGCTGTTTCCTAATCCTAACATTCTCCTTGTATAAATTCTTTTAGTTGAATCGGTGATACAAGTAAACACTCAGCTAGATCTCTGTACTCTATCGTTACCTCCTCACCAGCTTCTAGTGCTGCGGCAATCGGTGGGTACACTCTCATATATGCTGCTGTGCTCTTCCCTATAAAACCGTTTTTTTTGATGTTGTTGTTTTCTTGCGTGTCACCCAGTAGTAAGCACCCTGCAGTGTCCTCATCAGTATTACCGCAGTGAAGAAGAATATATTCAAAGTTTGGCACATCCAAGACATGAAGCATGCCTTTATGTATGTCAGCAAATCTCTTACTGTATTTGGCGTGATATCCACCCACAGTTCGAAAGCCGATACGATACTCTCCTTCAGGTATGCAAGTTTCTCCGTAAACTTTTTCCTTGCGACTTTCGTCTTCCAAGGTGTAGCAAAGAAATCTTCTTTCATCATTAGTTATGTCGAAGAGTATTCCGTTAGTGGAATCCTTTCCTTTGTTGATTCTTATTACTTCGAGTTTCATTCTTTAATTTATTTAATCTTATTAGCTCTGCTTCTTTCGAATGATCTTTTCTTTTTTTCTTTGTGTTAAAGTAGTTTTTTTTCAATTGGTGTACTTAGTTAGTTTTTATCTAGCCCCTGCCATTATTTTACATCCCTCCTCTTCGGTGCACCAGTACTTCACTCCGTTAATTATTTTCATAATACCTTCGCCTTCAGGTTTGCCGCCTGTAGTTCCAGCACCTATATTTTGACTTTTTCTACCCACATTTTTGGCTACGTTAACGCTTCTAAAGCTTCTTCCCTTTGGTTCTGTTTCTTGTATACCTATAAAGTAGTCTAGGAAAGCAGGCTCCATCATAAGTTTTCTAAATCTTCCAGCTTCTTTTTCTGATAAATCACGACCTGAAAGCTTATCTAGAAAATCTTTTTTAAGACCTGATACACTAACAGCTGGTTCGTATTTAGATTCAGCGTCTTCACGGTACGTGACTTTATAGTTACCTTGCTTATCTTTATAAGCTATAGGCTTTACTGATTGCTCTGCAGCTATTCGAGCCTCTTTTTCTTCTGGAAGCTCAAACATTGGAGCAGACTTAGTCTGTGAATTACTGAAATTTAGTATACTTAAAAGAGTATTTACATCATACTTCTTATCGCCACGACGATCACCAGTATAAGCAATAGTATCTTTTACAGTTTCTAGTTTCTTCTTTTTAGGAAGATCTACCTCGCCACCAGAATTATATCTCCTTAGAAACCTCATTAGTCTCTACCTAGCAGTTCTCTTAGTCTCTCTAGAGTAGTTGGACGAAATGGATTGTCTGGTTGCAATCTATCACGAGCTATCTGCTCAGCTGCCATGCCTAAACCAACTATACCTAAACCACCACCAATAGCTTTACCTACATCTTTGCCAGTGAGTTTAGAACCACTGCCGTCAGACATCTTATTAGCCTTGTTGTCTCCGTACATATCATCAAGGTATGTATCCATTTGGTTTACAAAGTCAGCCTGTTCAGGAGTCCAGCTATCAGGTCCAGCATCGTGAAGCTGATTGTAGATATCCATGCTTTCTCTAAACTGCTTGTTCTGCTCTCTGTTAAACTGTCGTCTATCCCTGTTCTCTAGTCTAGCAAGCTTTCCAGCTTTACCTTCTGCTAGAGCTTGAAGTAATTCGTTTACGTCTGGTTTTTTTCTTCTTTTAATATCCATGTTGTTATGTTATGAAGGGTCTGAAGCTGCATACATCTCTACATCGCAAGTAGCTGTGTCTGCATCTATAGAGATCTCATCTATGTTAGCTAGTGATACTGTTTCTCCGCCTGTTGCATTAGCATCCATCTGTCCGTCAGACAGTACGAAGCTCGCTCCAGCAGGAACCTTTACAAAGTACTCTTCGTTATTACCCTTTACTCTTACAATCACGAAGTTCGTAGAGTCTAAGTTTGTAAAGCGTAGGTACTTAAGAGTAGCATCCTTTACTGTACCAGCAGCATCAGCGCTGTTAAATAGTAGAACAGTTTGTTCTGTAGTGGTACACTTAATAATTCTGTGATCGATAGAAGTAACAGTATATGATGCACTGTTCTTGCTTACTATCGTTTGTCCATTAAGGACTAGATCTTCTGATATAGTTACGTTTAATGTAGCCATTACTTTTTCTTCTTATATTTCTTTACTCTACCTCCTGTTGCGAATACTTCACCAAGTCCAGCTAAACCTCTCTCTGGTTTGAGAGCACCAAGTCTCTCCATTTGTGAATTCATCATTTCTTGAACTCTAGGGTTAGAGCTTGTAAGTCTGTCTTGTAATCCTATTGGACCAGCAGTAATGCTTTCAAGTAGTTCAGGAGCGCCTTCAGGTGCGACAGGAGAACTTTGAGCGCCATCAAGAGCACTTAATAGCCTTTGTACATCATCCCCACCAGCTGGCAATGCATAGTCACCCACCTGTGTAGATCCAAAATCAGCAAACTTTTTGTCGCCACCAATAACATCCATAGTATTCATAAGGCTTTCTGGTTGTTCAGCCTGTTGTAAAGACTTAGGTACAAACTTAACAGCTGTATCAGCTGTATTCTTAGCTTGATTGATTACATCTGCAACTTTACTTCCTTTCTCTATTAAAGAAGCTCCTTTTGCTAGCAGTCCTCCTCCAGTTCCTGCCGCTGTAGTAGCCGCAGCTCCAGTCCCAGCCGCACCAGCACCACCTCCAAGAGCTCCGATAACTGCAGGGGCCGCTAAAGCCGCTGCACCAATAGCACCTGCTGCAATAGCACCTCTCTTAACATCCTGTCCTACGTTTTCTCTACGTCTTCTCTCTAGTCTTTGCTTTTCTACTGCTTCAGCAGATGTCAGCCCTGTTGCACTCTTTCTTTTAAACCCTTGAGCCCTTTGTTCTCTTCTAAGCTGTCTTAATCGTCTACGTTCCTGCGAAGAAAGTCTTCCTGACTTAGCAGGTAGCGAACCACCGTTTTGATATTTCTTATACTTTGTGCGCATGACGCAAAGATAAGCTATTTATTTTTACGTCTCTCCCACATACTAAGAGCAATAGCAACAGCCTGCTTCATAGGTTTACCCTCCTCCATAATCTTGCGCACCTTATCAGCTACGAACTTATTCTTCTTGACTCGCATCTCTACCCTGTCTGTATATATCTAGGTATTCCATCACAGGCTTGTTTACACCTTGAGGTTTATAATCTCTACCATCTCTAAGTGCAGCAAAGAACTGCCTCACACCTTGACGGCCTAAGAAGTTACTTAGTGCAGCCACCTCATCTAACGTAAAGTCGAACTTATCACCAAGCTGTTCCGCATATTCCTCTGTCAGATCATACGCATTCTTCTCCAATGACGGTATATTAGGTAGCTCACCTTCATATCTCATCATAAATACTTTGTTCTGCAGGTCCTTATCCTTAGAGAACTGATCTCTACTCACCCCCTGCATAAACGGTAGGTCCTTTATCTCATTATATAGCTGACCATACAACCCAGTTGCCGAACTATATGGGTTCACCATAAGCGCTCCACCAGCACTCTCCACATTGGCCACCCCTCGCATTAGATCACCAAGGTCTATAACACCCTCTTCGTGAAACTCTTCGAAGTCTATAGGTACTAGCTCACCTGCTTCATTGTACTTATACCCTTTCGGTGGATCTTTCTGTAAGCTACCACCATTACTAAATCTATTTACTATCACGACGAATGGATTCTTTTTTTACTTTCTGTTCCACAATCCTTGGTATTGTCCGCCAGAAGCAGAGTCAAATGCTTTTTTATCTAATTTCCTAAACTTACCATCTTCTCCTTGTACACCTACCTCACCTGTTCTTTGATTAAACGAGTAGTTGCTTTTTCTATTACCAGCATTGTTGGCAAAATTCTGGATCTCACCATAGCTAGCACCATCTTGCATCATCATATATATGATAGCCATATTATCGTTCTCTACTTTTGGAGGATCTTTCTTTTTTACTCGCATACAACTATTCTTGCGTTTAAACTATAAATGAATCTTCAGTACATACAACAAAACCATCTGAACAGCTTATCGCTATACTGTCGATGCCGTAAAGGTATAAACTATTTTTTAAAAAGTCAAGTCTCTAGTAAAGCTTTAAGAGACAGCCTCTAATTTGCTAACAATCACAGCGTTATGGGTTATAAAGTAAAAATAGCGTGATGAATACATAGGCTTAGAACCATCGGATTTCTGCGAAAATGACGTAGTAGACTGTAAAAAACGATCAGAAATACATATGGTGGGGATTATACATAGTATATGACGGTAGCATTACGATACTGAAACGCAAAAATCAAACCCCGTACCCCAATATTAGACGCATTTTGCGCATACTTTTTAGCTTTTTGGTAACTGCTTGTAGTTCAGCAGCTTAGGTACGTTAACTTATAGTCGAGCATTAACTGAATCTTGTAACGTGTTATATCTCAAGTAGTGA